ATAATCTTCGAAGAGTAATTTATCTTCTTCAACAATTGCTTTAAGATTAGCGCATCCCTGTTTCTTTACAGTGATACTCATCTTGACACCTAGTTGTGTTTTGTTTCCTGAGAATCCTTGTCCCACTATTTGACCTGCCCTACCGCGCATAGCACACATAAGAACATTAGGATATTCAAGATCGTAGTTGAGAGTAGCAGCAATACTATCACCAATATCATTTACCTCTACCAGGATATACGGCATGTTATATTCTTTTGCAACCTGGAATATAACACTAGGAAATAGTACAGGTTTAATTGTGTTGTTTCTATATTTTGCTACGATACGATATGGCATCGTAGTGATATCATATACAATAAAAGCGGAGTAGTCTCCACCAATGCCTCTTGCGACATCAACTGTGATAATGTATTCGTGACCTTTCTGTGCTTTTTCATATACATCAAGTCCTGCGTTACTTTTGATTGGTTCTGTAAATGTAAGTGCCTGAAGTTTAGCCGCTGAGATTAGCGTATCAACTGAACCCAAGAAGTTACATTCAAATTCTTGTGTGAACTGACGCTCGGATGTGTTCGCAATAGTTTGTGCTTTCCAATCAGCATCTCTACCAGGAACCTGAGACCAATGCACTTCATTATTAACGTAATCACTCTTACCTTGAACGGAGTTCTGCCACATCTTATAGAAGTGGTTCATACCATAAGGCGTTGAAATAATGATAACCTTCGTTGATTTACCTGAGGTAATTGTAGGATACACAGAAGAAAAGAACTCTTCTGCAATATGATTTGGAACGAACGCAAATTCGTCTAGGAATAGAATGTTGAATGACATCCCTCGGACGGCAGATGCTGATGTGGAAGCAGCAAGAATCTTGGAACCATTCTCAAGTTCCATACTACCTTTGTTCCACGCAACAACACCCTGCTGCATCCACTTAGGTAAGTTTTCATATCCTAACTGAAGGCGACCCAATAGGTCTCTCGCAGTAGATGCCTTGTTTGCTAGGATACCAATATTAACGTTATCGTTAAAAATAGCATAGTATAAAAGATAAGAAACCACTGTGGTAGATTTACCAGTCTGTCTAGGAAGCTTGGCAATGTTAAATCTATTTTCGTGGAAGTCTTTAATTAATTTCTCTTGAAAGTCCCACATCTTGAATGGGATAATACCCTCATCAAGAGAAATAATTTTCATATAATTTTTGGTAAAGTAGATTGGATCTGCTTTACATTTTAAATATTCACTTACTTGTTCTTTAGTAAATTCAATATCAACCCCAACTTTTTTGAGGTTAGGGTTGCCTAAGTATAAATCTTTACCACTCATTCGCTCTATCTAGATCTTCATTATATCTGTCAAGAATATTTAGACGTGCGTCCCAGGTGTCTCCACCATCACTACCCTTTACAGGATTGATACAAGTGTCATCACCAAGCTTATTACACACCAAGCCAGCAAGATCCAACTCATTTCCTTTATTCCCAGTACCAGACCAGTAGTGTTGTCCGTTTATCCAAACAGCACCGCACTTTGGACATTCCTTCCTGTCAAGTTTCAGGTCGGACATTTCCTTATCTGGCATGGTACTATTCCCAATTGTATAATTTGTATTTATCCTAGCACATTATTTTTGTATAGTGCTGTACTTAATTATACTTTTAGGTTTGTGTCAAGAAACGTGAACAGTTCCAATCATACCGGCACCTTTATGTGGTCCGCACCAGTATGTGTAATCCCCTGCTTCAGCAAAGGTAACATCAAATTCTTCGCCGGGCATCATAGCAAGACCTTCGTGTGAAATCTCTGGATGGTCCTCCACAACTACGTTATGAGGAGGAAGCATATTATTAACAAAATGAACTGACTCCCCAGCAGCAATAGAAACTTCAGCAGGTTCAAACACAAGATTACCATCGTAACCCATTTGAACGTCAACAGCCCATGCAGGAAGTGCAAAAAATAGTGAAGCAAGTAGTCCTAAAAGAAACTTCATTTGTCTTAATATATCTACATTATGTATGTTGTTACCACTCCATTCTTACATTATTGTAACGAGGATTTGTTTTGACTTCCTCACTTACCATTTCCCCTAATTCATCAGCACATTTACACCATCGCCTTCTCGCTTCCGGTGCTCCTAATGCTTTTTTCGCCACAAAGTCTCCCACTCATACCAAAGTTGGGAACACTCCGCAGATTTTTTATTGAGATGCGGTTCAAGATACACTAGCAATTCCAGGCTCGTAGTGATTTATTAATTCTAGAATCCTTATCATTAGCAGTCTTCTTGCTAGTAAGTTTCTTCTTCATTCCTTTCATTCTAGCGCAGAAGGATGCCCTCCTGGGATTTCCAACCTTCTTGCTTGGTGCTTTAAGGTCTGATCCTGGATTCTCCTTTTCATAAGACTTTCGTCCTTTTTCGTTAAGTCCTCCGGACTTATTTTGTCCTTCTTTTCTGGTCCAGGCTGATTCGTTGAGCTCATTCCTGAATTGCTTAAACGACTTCATATTTATACCTCGTTATCTACAAGTATAATATCAAAGATTGCTCCACCACCTACACCATTTTGAGATAGACCTTTTATTTCTATATCTGTTTTCTCTTCAAATCTTAAAGGAACTGGATAGTCATAGTTGAACCCAGAAGCAAATACTCCAAACTGACCTTTAACATTAAATGCTCCACCAAAAGGTCTTGCATACAATCTAAACAGAGCATCATTGTTAGCATCAATAGAACCTTGAAGTTTCATCAAATATCCTGTCTTGCCAGCAGGGATCGTATATAAGGACATCAAAGTTTGACCAGCACCAGCAATAATTACTGCTACATCATTGACACCATTTTTAATTCTAATTTCATCATCATTAGTTGTGCCAGTATTTGGAGTAATCATTCTTGCACGGAACACTCTGGAGAATTGTGCTACTGATGCAGCACCACCAATAGTCAACGTTTCTGTTACTGGAGCATAGTTTTCATCTAAACCCTGAACCTCTACAGTTCCGCCATCATCAGTCGTGCCCTGACCAGCATTATCTGCAACTGCAGTTACTGTAGCGGCAGCATAGTATGCATAATCTGTTGCTTTATCCCAGATGGTTTGCCAAGAATTAGCAATAGTATCTCTAAATCCAAACTTATTGATGTGTGAATATCCTTCTAACAGTCCAGCAGCAATAGGAATGTTAGCAGCAGCACCATAACTATTCAATGGATTGCCATTCTGGTCTGCCAGCATCACTACTTCAAAGTTGGTAGTGTCCTGTGCCCTATAGTCTTGCGTATCTTTATTCCATTGTGCCATTAGATTAATACCGGATTGTTATCTTTGTCGTGTCTTTGATATGCTGCTGGAGTTCTTGGTGTATTATCAGCATTTCTTGCCTGATACACACCAGGAGTTCTCACACTATTGTCAACATTTCTGGCAATATAATCAGCATTCCAATCTTCATATGTAATATCAGTCCATCCCTCAGTGCCACTATAAATGGTTACTGATGTTGATGATGGTTGTGGTACAACGGGATCATTATTTTCGTCGTGTCTGATGTAAGACATTTTTTATTTTTATTTATTCTTTACGCCCATTGACTTAAGCATTTTTTGTAAATCAGAAGTGCTGCCAATAAACATCGAGTTATTATTTGTGACTGTCTTAGGACCAGATTTATCTTCATCCAAATCCTTCATCTTCTTATGCAAGTCAGTCAGTTTCTCTGCCATCTCTGTGGTCTGCTTGATGAGGTTGCCCGCCACCTCATACGCTCTAGGATGACCCGACTCCTGTGCGATCTCTAGAGCACCATTGACTGCTTCCTGACCCTTCTCAATGAGGTCATAGAGAGAACCACGAACGTATTCGTAGTCCTTGTCCTGGTGGTTGTCCTCTGCTCGTTTCTTTGCTTGCTTAAATTTTTCAATAGGTTCTTCCTTTGCCACTTCAATGTCAAAGGTCTCTTCCATACTCTTTTCAAATTCGTTCATGACTGTGCATCATCTCCTTCAAATACATCAAAGCTAAATCCGTAATCATCATCAAAAGTATCTGCTGGAGATACTAGGTCTCTATCTGCGGTATCGATATCACCATCACCATCGTAATCCTTGAGCGGTTCAACCTCAGTGACACGCTTGACTGCTCTTCTTGGAGTGCCAAGACCACCAGCAGTCTCGAAGATTGTTGCTTTCTTGATTGTATCTGCCTTGGTGTAAGGTCCGTAGATGTATGACTTGACTACAAATCTAAGTGTGTATGTAATCTTTCTTCTGTCACTAAAATCATCCAACCAGTCATCTTCATAATCAACACTACTTAGATTAATTTTAACATCCTTATATTCATTCATATCAGGAATGAAGTTGATAGTGATGTTATAGTATGGTTGGAAGAATGGTAGAATCTGTTCTAGTATTTGATTACCTTCGTAGGTATCCTTCACCATAAATCCTACTTCAAAATCAAAGTCATATGCTACAGGAACATACTGCTCAGATATACCAGTGTTGTTTCCAGACTCATCTGTTTGTGGTGCTAAAATTTTTGTGATAGGTGGTAGTTGCTTAGATGAATCTCTACTCAAACCAGTCATCTCAAAATACATGAATGGCAAAGTAATTGCCTTCTTCTGTAGTTCTGGATTCTGTTCTAATCTAGTTTCAAACTTTGCTCTAGGACCATATGCCAAAGGCACACGCTGCTTCTGTAGAACTTCTCCTGTAGTGGGATCTTTCCTAACAATTTTTATATTGTTGAAGAGCGTACCAAAACCTTTTACGGTATTGTCTATAGCTCTATGATAGTATTCAGTTCCAAACATCAGAAGTTACCATTTAGATTACCGACTTCGCCAAAAGGATTTTCTTCCGTCCATAACAGAATATCATCCGCAGCTTCTTCAATGTATTTATTATCATCAAAGTCAGTATTGGCGTCATCTATATCAGTAAATTCTGCCTGAGTTCCTAACTGATATATACCATCTGTTGTATTTACATTTGTATCTGCACCGGATTCTCTACCAACATAATAAGTTTCATCCCAATCACCAGTAACATTAATGAGTTCAAGTCTTCTGGATGGAGCATCCCAGTCAGATACTTCACCCTTGATACCAGTTGGATTTGCTAGATTACCAACAACTACGTCAGTATAGAATTCAACTTTATCACCAATATAATAATTACCAGTGCCTCCATCAGCAAGAACAAAACTAATGGCATAATCGTTGTCTGCTTCAATGTCGTCTATCTCAGGAATACCAGTATCAATGTCTTCACTACCAACCTCGTAGATTTCACAGGTCATTGTGAAGAAATATAGTTTGCCTAACTGATAGAATGGCGCTTCTCTTTCGACAAACTTAATCTCATACAAATCACCTGTCAATGGGAAAAAGATTAAGTCGCCTTCATTAGGTCTAGACTCCACCTCTAGATTATTCAGGCGTGTGGATTCCTGTTCCCACCTACGAACTGACATCGTAAATGTAATCTCGTCCGTAACTCTTAAACCAAACTTGCTGATGAACTCAGATTGATTTCCAAAACCTTCTACGTTCTGTAGCATAGCTTCGATAACAATCTTCTCACTAAACTCTGAGAAGACAATCTGATTTAATGCCTGGTCTCGTATTGTTTTTCTTGTGATATAATAGATGTCGCTACCAAACAGACGTATCTGTTCGTCTACTAAATCTTGATATAAATTTTGCTCGCTGCCATCATTTTTGTAGTACAGCGGAAAGTAGTGACTGGTAGGCATATCATCCGATCATATCTAGGGGTGGTAATTGATAATGTGACATCATCTTCTCTTCTAATGCCAACACTTCCATGTTGCCATCCTCATATAACTGGCGTCCATTCATTGTGATACCGCCTGGGAGTTGAACGTTGTTGAACTTAATCATGTTCTGTCCCCACTGTCTCTTGATGAGAGCAGTAGCATACTTCTTGAGGAAACTATCATTCCATACTTGAGTCCAAGATGCTGGGTCTAATGCACGATGGCATTCAATAATAAGAAAATCATCTGCTGTAAGAAATGATGGGTCGATATCAACATATAATCTATCTTGTCTCTTATTAAATCTAAATCCAACAAGAGAACCACTATTGATTACCATATCAATAGTTTCTAGATATTGTTTTACCATGTAATAGTTCAGTAAATCAACTGAACCAAAAGAATACAAATCATTTAAAAATAATCTATATGTAAGTCCAAATAAATTACCTCTAATTGTACTGCTAGATAGTCCCCACACTTTAGAAATACCAATCACATGGTCCGGTACTTGTAGATAATTATCTCTTTCAATCCAAGTGTCCGTTGTCACTGGTGCTGGATTGTCATCTCCAGCAATAGTATTTTGATTTGAACTTTTAAATCTAGTTAGTTCATCTGCTGTAAGTTGATGCTTGAGATACATCTTTTCTACACCATCATAATGATACTCCTGATAGAATTGGATAGCATCATCAATCAAGTCATCAACTTGATCGTCATCTACGTTAATTTCTAATACAGGAGCACCAAGTTTCCTTAAGCAATAGTCAGTGAACTCTGCCCGAGTTGATGGTTGAGCCATTCTTACAACCTACTTTTTAAGTATTTATCATATGAGTATGGCTTGACTAACAGCAGCACCACCAACAACTACGTCATATTCAACGTTCCATTCAAGTTCGTCAACTTCAATCCATCTTCGATTAGCACCCCTACCAGTTCCTCCACTAGATTGACTAACTTGAATCTCTAAATTAGCACCAGCACCATCTGATAATGTAAAATTGCCAGCATCCCAAGTGAGAGAAAAATCACTAACAGTATCAGTTGCCGTAAATGTAGATGATGTTAATGTGCCTCCATTGTCAATTACAGCAATTGTAAATTGTGGATTATTACCTCCAGTAGAATCCTTTCCAACCCGTGCTCTAAATGCCTGATTAACTCCTGTCGTTAAATCTCCAGATGCTGTGGGAAATGACGCCAGAACAGTTGGTGTATTACCATTGGTTTCTAGGTTCGTCAAAAATACACCATCAGCAGATGCAATAGTGTTATCTACATCGCCAACATTACCAGAAAGTTGTGTCAATGTAAATACTGTACCATCTGGTACTAAAGTTTCAGTTGCCATAATTTATTAAGCGGGTACTAATGTGAGTGCTATAGTTGCGTATGTATGAGAACCGCCGTTAGCAGTTAAGTTAAATTCTAACACATCCCCAGCAGAAATTGAAATAGATAAACTGCCAGTTTTATCTGCGTATTCATTTGTTGCTAATGTAGATGTTATAATGTTTGAATATGTTGGTGCTGATAATAAAGGATATGTTGGTGCTGATGTCCTACTAACAGTAACAGTTAATGCTCCAGATAGCGAACCAACTAATGTATGAGCTGTTAATGTATAATCGGCATCAAGAACAACGTGTCCTTTAATGCCCGTAGTAAGTGTTCCACTACCATCACCAATTACAAAGTTAAGTGTCTTGGTATTAGATACAAAATCAAGATTGCCTGTAGCATCAATCTTCATTACATCATTAGCAGAACCAACAGAATCAGGGAATGTCAGGTCATATGAAACTGTAGTTGTTGCCCCTGCTTTTAATGTAACACCAGCACTATTGTCGGCATCTGCTAAATGAAGTCCTCTGTCTGCCAAAACTCGTACTTTACCAGTTCCATTTGCTGATAGATCTAAATTACCATTAGTATCTGTTGCTGTAATACCATTGCCATCAATACTAACATTATCAACAGCCAAAGCACCAGCAGTAAATGTTCCAGTTCCAGTTACATTCTCTACAGTTAATGTATTGGTGCTATCATTGTATTTGAATGCTGTCTCACCAGTAAATATAGTGCCACTATTGTATTGAACTGATCCATCGGTATCACCACCAGGAGATTGTGTAGTTCCTGTTGCCGTACCCCAAACTAATGTAGCAGCAGTTGCTGTTGGTGTGGGAGAACTAGCAATCAGTAATTGGTCTCCTGCTGAACCAATCGTAGATGGTAGGGTATATGTTCTATCAGCACCAATTGAAGCGGGTGCTTGGAAAGCAAGATAGTTTGTACCATCTCCCATTCTTAAATCACCCTGACTATCAATCAGTAGATTAGAACCATCAGTGGTAATACCAGATGTACCAGTAAGAACTCCTCCATTATTATACTGAAGTTGTCCTGTGCTACCAGCAGGTGATGCTGTAACTGGTTGCCATGATGTTCCTCCAGAACCATCTGTCTGTAAAACATATCCAGATGTACCACCTGAAGTGGGTAGTGTCATCACCCAACTGGCAGTTAATGTATTGGGTGCTTTTAAACTAACTGTATCTCCCGGTGATACTCCTGTTGCTGTACCTTCTGATAAGAATACAGAAGCACCAGTATTTGCTGACCCACTAGTGACAACTGGGTTAGATAGGATTTCGCCTTTTGATAATGTCATGCTTGTGCCTCCTCCCACTCTAGAACAATTCTAAATGCACCGGCATTGTTACCACTAGTTTCACCGTTTCTAATGTAGAAAGCAATTGCTTCGGGACCATCGGGATAACTTGCTGGACCACTAATGATAGAGTTTTGAATCGGTTTTAAATTATCTAGTTCAACTTCTGTTGACCCAATATCTGCTGCCCCAATAAACTGGAACAACACTTCTCCATCTTCAGGGTCTGTTGTAGTTCCTACCAATCCCCCACTATTTGCCACTTGAGCAAATGTTGGTTGGAATAGATTAACTGTACCAATATTCTGAACGTTAGCATCCTGCCAAGAAACAGCACCCAAGTTTGATGGGTTAGCAATAGCAAAGAACTGATAAGCAACACCATCAATATTAGTGACACTAATTTTTTTCAATCTAATTTGTTCTCTATTAATAACTTCTCTTTCGCCATAATCACCAACTAATGTATCAGAAACTGATGGAGCAGCACGGAATGCCAATACAGTTTCACCAGAGTTGATAGCTACCGATGTGGAAGTAGCTTCGTAGTTAAACAAGAATCCATCATCTTTTTCAAATCCACCATCCATAATTACCGAAGAACCCCAGTGTGAAATAGTTGGGGCGAACGTAGTATTCAATAACATAGCAGTAGAACCAGCAGCAAAATCAACTGCTGTAGTTTGTGCTCTAAATGTTCGTGAAGCACCGGATAGGAATTGAGTAATATCTTGTGCTCTTGTTATACCAGTTAAGCATGGATTTCCAGGTCCTGATGTTACGGTTCCACTACCATCAACGGTAAGTGAATATGCCGTCACATTACCACCAATCTGTGCTTGAGTTCCACCAGCAGCTGCTGCTTCCATTAGAATAGTATCATTAGCGGTATATCCAGTACCACCAACTATTTGCCTCCACCTAGCAATGCCACCAACATCAGTTACGGCAGTAACTTCAATCTGGAATCCAGTTCCACTAGCAGTTTGACTTACAGTAGCAGCATTCACAAATTCACCAACTACATATCCGGTTCCCTGTACTCTAATACTAGTTGAACTTTTTCCAGTATAACTAATAATCTCAATATTCATAGTTGAAGTTCCATCTTCAACTCCCTGTAATAATACATACGCTGGAAATCCCGGCACAGGTTCAGGAAATCTTCCGTACTTATTTAGAATGATGTCTGTAGTTCCGGTTCCAGTAGCAGATACAACTTTAGCATATGCCGCACAATTATCAACTTCGTAACGAGCTGGTAGGTTAGCGGATCTTAAATATGCCTCTGTGTTAACATTGTGATTGGCAAATCTATGCGCTCTCACAAAGTTTCCTAAAGGACCACGAATCATAAAGTCAGCAAATCCAGCACCATACCAGGAGAATTGAATGCCCCACATCTGCATTCGTTGTAAACGAACGTTATATCCAGAAGGTCCATGACCATTAATGGTATCGTAGTTAAAGCTCTTTTGGGGAACTCTTTCATCCACAGTTTTAATCATCTTTACTCCACTTACAGCAGCTCCTCTATTAGCAGGACTAACTGTTAAGGCAGTGTTGGAGGTAATACCAGTAACACGATAAGAAATACCACGAATAACCACAAGATCATTTACTTGGAATTGTTCTAAAAATCTTGTTCCACTACCTGTTACAGATTTAGAACCAGCCGATAAAGATACAGTGCCAGCAGTCTGGAAAGTGGATGAACGCTTCACGGCATAAAGTTGTTGTCCATCATACTCCCAATACAATCCATTTTGGTCGTCAAACATACCAGTACGAATAACAGCACCAGTCCAATTAGTAACCGAAATTTTTGGTTGTGAACTCAATGTAGCACCACCAGACGTTGTTGCCGGTGCTGGTGAACTTGGATCTACAGTAAATCCCCTAGAACTCTTAATTGATTTTACTGTATAAGAACCATAGTAGTTATCATCAGAAACTCCCTCTAAAAAGATTGTTGCTCCCGTCTGTAAAGCATGATCTACTTCAGTTTCAATAAAAATTTCATTGGCATATGTTTCATTGTATTCTACATTTTCTACATCAAAACTTGGATTCATTAAAGCACCAGTTGAAAATAAGAATCCCTTACCAGACTGGTATCTAAAATATTGTCTCGATTGCCTTTTTGCTTCTAGTCCATGAACGGGAAGCAACGGACCCATTAACACACCACCATCAAAAGGTCTATGAATGAAGAAACTATCATTACGAGCATAGATTGTAATAGTTCCTGGAGTACCAGTTACCGCAGCATTTGCATTATATTCAATTTGTGTTGGTGAATTAATTCTAGTGGTAAAAAAGTTACCAGTCCAAGCCGTAGTTCCATTCGAATCTAATACAGTAATTGGCGAACCGGGTACTAATCCATGTGCTTCTGAAAATGTAACCCTAACATACTGACTATCGACACCAGCTGTATCATCACCCAATTCGAAAGTTGATACTGGAAGAGCAGAATCTGTATAAACTCCACCCTTTTTAATCACAGCATAAGAAGTAAAAATACTTCCTGATGTAATACTACCTTTTGCTTTGTATGTAAATGCTGTACCACTAGCAGTTTCAATTAGAAACAAACCATCAGCATTAGTATCTGTAGTTCCCGTAACTGAAACTACATCACCAGCACTAAAATTATTTGCTGCTGTTACTGTGATTGTTGAATATGGTGTTTGTCCTCCAGAAGTGATAGCGGATGCTGTAATTGGAGGTCCAGCAACTTCATAGTATGAAGGATATCTACGATTAGATCCATGATTCTGCCATTTTGTATTTTGAATACCATACTCAAAGTCAGCATCAATCAATGACACTGGGTTTGATACACGCATACGCTCAATTGCGTCAGTACCAAAATCCCAAGGACGGAACTTCTCACCTTGAGTGTAGTCATCAATTAAAATAGATAACTGGTCGTCTCTTGACATACCAGATGTATCGTAGTCTAGAATATACTTACAAGTACCATCTAGAGCATTGGGGAAGAAAGGATCTGGATAATCCGGGTCTCCTGGATAGACGTGCCCGTGTTCCCTAGTCCATCCTTTTGCTGGATCAAATTGACTAGCAATAATAACGCCACGACTGGCATTTACAATCATTACTACATTCCTAGTCTCTCTGTGACCTGGAATTGTAATACTACCTTTACCCGTGTTGGGTGCTGCCAGTGAGTTATCTACTGGAACAAATCTGTATAGTTCTTCTTTTACCTGTGCCATTATCTAATACCTCAAAGTGCGATTGCGTAAGCGATTGCTAGTTCTTCACTGATACCACCTGTTGTAGGAGCAGAAGAAGCACCAAAAGCAATTCCCCAGAATGTTTGTCCTGCTTGTGGAGCAGTGACAAATGAAATTACGATGGGGTCTGTGGTGGCATCTGTACCACCTGAAAGTTGGAAACCTCTAGTTGCTGATGGTTCCTGAATCGTGCCACCCACAGAGATTAGCAATCTTGCTGCTGTCGTAATCTCTGTATTAACAAAGTTGGTTCCTGAATTGTAAGACAGAGTGAAGTTAGTTGTGGTTCCATTGAATCCACTAGAGATATCATCCAGAATTCTAAACTCTGTAATGCTATCACTTAATACTTCTACAATACTTTCTGTTCCACTCTGGTCTTTCTTGAGAAAAATCTTCCCATCGAAAGTATTAATTGCTACCTCGCCTAAATCGAGTTGAGCAGTTGTAGGTACTGCCCCTTCTGTAGCTGAACGCCTTAAGCGTACTACTGGTGCTGCCATTGGTGTGTCCTATGTAGGTTAGTATGTCCCAGCATCCTTGGCAGTATCTACTGCTTTTTTACGGGATGTTGTTTTAGTAGACTCCAATTCAGAAACTTTATTTAAAGCTTCGTCTAATTTTTTAGTCAAAATAAGATTTTTTGCTTCAAGCATAATGTTATCATTAGTTAAAGAAGAGACCTTGCTCTGATAAACAGAGATCAAGGTCTGTGCGTCAAGTTGAATTTCCATTCACATAATCATAACTAAATGTATTTATCAATATGTTCCAGCGTCAATAATTGTGTTGAGCATTGAAACGTAACCAGTAGTTGTTGCTGTTGTATCATCAAGAACAATAATTGCACCACCATCCATATAGAAGTTCTTATCAGCAGCAATTGCTAAGTGCTCAGAAGTTACCCAGGCATCTTCAGTGCCACCTTCAACAAAGTTGTCTTCAAATGTCCAAGTGGCATTAGCACCATCGATTGTTAGACCTGCACCATCTGCCTCAGCAGCATCAGCAGCACCACTAGCAAGAGTGATGTTGAGATCCGCAATTGTAACGGTAGTTGAATTTACTGTTGTTGTAGTACCAGAAACTGTCAGGTTACCTGGAATTGTTACTGTACCGGCAGAGTTACCAATACTTACTGCAGTAGCTGCACCACCAATGTTTAGAGTTGTAGCATTTGTGTTGAATACAGTGGCAGTTCCCGTAGCGGTAGTTGTTATATCAGCGCCATTAACGGCAAGATCACCAGTAACAGTTACGTTATCGGGAAGACCATAAGTAATGCTTTGACCGGCAACTGTTACATCAATCTCATTTGTAGTTCCAGCAAACGTCATTGTTTGTGACGTTGATACGGAACCTCCTCCACCACCAGTACCATTTGTACCTTCTGCTGTGGTGATAGTTAAGTCAATTGCACCAATTTGTGATCCAACATAATCAATAACAGCAGCAGATGTTGGAAGTTGAGTATCACTATCATTTGATGCAATAGTATCAGTGGAGTCAGTAATTGCACCTGCAGCAAAGTTATCAACCTCTACATTAGAGAGGTTGTTGCCAGTTGCGTTCGCATCAAATGTCTTGTTAGTGAAGGTATCTGTGGTTGCTTTACCAACCAGAGTATCAGTTGCTGCTGGTAGAGTTAGTGTTGTTGTACCTGCAACTGCTGTTGCTAATACAGTAGTAGTACCAGATGTGGAACCATTAAAGATAACATCATCAACAGAAGGTGAATCTAATGTTGGTGTTGTTGCAAATACGAGAGCACCGCTACCAGTTTCATCACTAATTACGCCAGCAAGTTGTGCCGATGTTGTGGCAGCAAAGAAACTTAAGTTTGAAGAAGATGTTGCTACTGAGGAATCGATAGCAATTGTAAGAGTATCAGTAGCAGTTACAGTTGCATCAATACCAGTGCTTCCTGTTACTGTTAGGGTATTTCCAGATGTAATTGCTTCAGTTGTTGATCCATCACTAATATTCCAACCAGTATATCCAGCAGTCTGTGATACCCAAGAAGTATTTCCAGAACCATCTGTCTGTAGAACAAATCCACTTGTTCCATCATCAGCTGGTAAAGTAAAGTTATATGATGTAGTTACTGTTGCTGGAACATCAATAGTAACTGAATTTTGGCTCGCCTGAGCGTCTTTGATTGTAACACTACCAACAGAAGTGGATGCTACTGAAGCAGTTAAAAATTCATCCGTTCTTGCAGTATAAGTAGCACCGCCAACATGAACGAAGGCACTTCCTTGAGAACCCACCGTACCGGAGGTGGAGAAATACATATTGGAATTAGTTGTATCTACAAATGGTTCTCCAGCCAAACCAATTGCTCCAGATGGGGCTGCTGTACCCCTACGAATTTGTAAACGTGGTGCTGCCATCTACTTGACCCTATAGACAATACTTCTAGTACTATTTAGTAAGTTCCGTAGTCTATAGCATCATCATCTACCCCATCAGCACGATCTACCACTTCAAATGTTGGTACATATTCGTGCTTTTGTGTAGTAGCATTCCAAATTAGAACATAATTATCTGCTCTATTTGTTGCATCCACATCATCTAGATTTGCTAGATTTGCTTCTAGTATGCTAGGGGCATCATCAACTTCAACAATTTTTTTCCTTTCTGTTCTAGGGAATGTTACATTATACTTGCTAGTACTACTGAGTGTGACTTGATACTTACTCATAGAACTCCTGGATTAACAGTTAGAACTCCTTCAAATACTTTATCTTTTGAACCCCCACCTGATGTGATGAACACATTGTAGACATAACGACCAGCCTTCAAACTTGCTGTTGATGGTTGGTTTGTTCCTACAACTGTGATGTTTCTAGATAAAGACAAAGCAATCAGTCCCTGAGTTGGATTTGCACCAGACCCAGAGACATCAAAACTATACTTTGGTTTGCTTGAGGTAAAACTTCTAGCGAAGTATGCCTCAATGGTATAGGAAGACAAATCAATGTAATCCCCGTTCTCATCACGGAGATTAAACTCTACACTAAAATCTGTTCCCTGTTCTACGGTCAGATTAATTGGTACTGCAGTTGCCATAGAAAATATACCCTTCCCAAACTATTTAGGAAGGGTGGATATTACTCTGCTGCTTCTGCCGCTGGCACTGAAGCTTCAGGTTCTGGAACCTTACCTTCCAACAAATCTAGAGTTTCCATGCCACCTACAAGTTTCGCCTTGTACTCTTTGGCGCGTTCTAGATCACTTTCGATACCTAGAATTGTATCATTAATTTTTTTTAGTTGCGCCTCAAAATTTTCACGCAATTTAGATGTTTCCATAGTTTTATCAAGCAATTTTAAATAACCATTCAGCAAATGTTTTGCCTAGAATTCTACCGAACTCACTGGTATATTTAGGGAAGACAGAAACACTATTTGGTCGAGCAAACCCTACATACTCATTAGTGAAAGTGGTGACATTATTAAATCCGGTAGATAAAGTAATTACACTTCCTGCTATATTGTTAATGGTAGCACCAGGAGCAATACCCTCACCATAAACACCAACTGTATCAGCACCTAAACTACCAACTAGAGCAGTTAAATCACTAAAGTCTTGCCCACCAGCGATAGTAATTGTGTTTTGATTTACCGTTCCACTACAAAGTAATGGGAATCCTAACTGGAAGAATATAGCACCACCAGTTTCTCTAGCAAGACTTACATGGTCCCAACCAACAACATCAGCAGTAAGTTGCAACTGACCTGATATAGCAGTTGGGTCTAAAATATAATCTTCTGCACTTGGTTGAGTTGCCGGATTAACACCATCAGGAGTAAATTCTGTTGTGAGTGGACTAACTGTTGCGCTACTAACAGTAGGATTTTCATCTGGATATATTTTAAGTGTTTGATTCGTAAATGGAACAAGTAAATCACTATCTACACCAATCACATAACCATCTACTCCTCCTATATTGTATGGAGTTACATCGATAATCAGTGTTCCAGCAGAGAATACATTTCCTGAACCACCATCAGTTTCAATTTCAGCACCTACTTGAGGGATGCCTCCTGTTACATCTCTTACCCTAACACTTCTACCTCCAGCTTGGTTATCTTCAAATGTAAAAGTGTTTGCTGAGTTCAATGCTTGTGTATGTACTTTATCAACCACAGCAAAAGCTTTAATTCCTGGATTATTTGGATCATCCCAAGAGACAACTTTCAAAACTTTAGCATTTGTTCCTATTCCGGTTCCACTAACAGTTTGTCCAGCAACCACATTATCTGCCCCTGGGAAAGTTCCTGTGTTTGCTAAAGCAATAGCACCATATTCTTGTTGCCCACCAGGAACTGTAATAGGTACACCAGCTTGGAATAAACATTGAGTGTTTCCTCCACCAATATTACCAGTAAGATTTTGACTAATTTCTATAAGTCCCTGACTAGCTAAAAGTGTAGTATCTGTTATATAACTTCCTACTGGTATTGCGGAAAGGTTATTGCTGGGATCAACTAACATACCTTCGATGAGGTCCCCATCAAATCCTGTGCGATTATTTCTATTTCTTATTTCTATAATATTAGTACCGCTATTTCCATTAATTGCTTTGGATACTTGGTTGTGATCTGTAGTACCACTAATAATATCTTTTGTAAAAGTATCATTTGTTGTATCAGCAATACCAGAAATAGCAGGCAATGAATATGTAAAACTAGTTGGTGAAACAACGAATGCTAAAGTTTGGATACCATTATAGTCATTAGAAGATACGCCATTAATTCTTATTGTGTCTCCAGCAACAAGTCCATGTGGAGTTAAACCACTCACATCAATTCTTGCCTCTTCTGTGGATCTATTATAAGTAGCACCAACAATGCTTAGTGTAAATGAGATTGGACTACCAGAGCGTTGATTGGAAATTTGTAATCTTATTTGAGTAGCTTCCCCACCAGTTCTTTCATCATCAGTTGTTACCAAATAATATGCTTCATCCGGTTGAACCCCAGGAAATCCCTTAAGACCACTAAATTTAATTAAATTAGTAGCAACAGTTCCATCAAGATCTGTAAATGTGTCAAAATCACCGGTTCCAACATCAACAAATTTTTCTAGTCTTCCTAGTCCATCACCACCATCAGTAATGTCGCTGGTATCTCTTGGATCTCCACCTGGAGCGGTACTATAATTAGTCTCATCTCTTCCAGCAGAATATACTTTATATCTGAATACTGTGCTACTTAATCTGAGACTGACTTCGTTATACTCATTAGTTCCTGGTATGTACTCTTGCTCTCTTGTCGCGGTTAAACCAACCCCACCAACTTGATTGTTTCCATCAAATATCATATCAAAATAATTTCCTGGCCACAGTCCGTGATCTACATTAGTGGTAACTTCAAATTCTAAAGTTTCTGGAAGATAATCTATATTTGTAAACACAACCGGATTTATATTATTTTTGCCCCTAGCAATAATCGCTAATTGGTTTGAGTTGGTGATATAAAAATCATGCTTAGGTCCATCAGTAACTTCATTACCGTCATTAGAAATTTGTTTAAAGTTAATATCTCTAACTAAAAAATCTCTAGTTTTATCTGGTTCAATAAATTCACCTGGAACTGGATCTAAATTATCATCAACTAAAGGAACATTAACATTTGATGTATTAACAAATACAATTCTAAAGAAATCTTTTGTGTATACTCCACCAAGAACTTTAGCAAATGGATTTGTAGCTTGTCCAGTTCCGGGAATGTGATTACCTAAGTTTCCTGATGGGAATGGACTTAGGTCATAAGTGAATTGATTTGACGCAGTAACAGTAATTTCAACATTACCCACATTTAATTCTTCGCCACCAACTCTTGTAAAATTCATTCCTGAAATTTGTACGTTCTCGCCACTAGTAAATTTGTGATCTGTTGAGGTAGTTACAGTAACAGTTGGTGATGCATATGAAACTGAATCAATAAAAACAATTTTTGGATAAGATGGATTATTTGGAGTTACATTAATATTTAAAAATAGTTCATTTTTAAATGAAGCAAAAGTATCGTTAACAACATCTGGTGATACATTGAAGATTGTACCACCACTAATATATGTTCCTGGATCAACTGCTTGATCAAATTTTAATGTACTGCCATCTATAATTTCAGCAACTTTTCTCCCATTAAAACTACCTGCAGATGTAGTTGCCACTACACCTTCTACCAAAATATCAACTGTAGTTCTACCTAACGCTGGTACAAATCCATGTGGATCTACAGTTTCTACCAATACATTAGAGTTGTCAATAATTTCAGTTATCTTGATAACACAATCGTTTTCTGTTCTTTGAATTTCGTAAATAGCATTTGTAGTTCCCCCGGTAATTTCCCCAAGGTCTCCAATTTCATAACCATCTCCGGGAGTGTTGATTGATAAAGTATTGATATCAATAGAACCACCAGGAGTAGTTTCGAAGTCAAACGTTAGTGTACCATCTCCACTTCCGGTAAGAACTGTTGTGGATTGATTTGTAAATACTGAATCTGGAGTATATCCAGCACCGGTATTAGCAACTGGGTCAATAGCAGTAATTTCATATGTAGCAGTTCCACCATCAATTGTTCCGGTGTCGCCAACTTCATATGAACTACCACCGTTATTAACTGTAAGGCCACTATTAATAATTCCACTTGCATCTGTAGTAAAATTAAAAGATAATGTACCATCTCCGTTATTGTTAAATAAATCTGGAGTAGTCGCTACGTCAGTCAAAGATGATGATGGAGTATATCCTGTTCCTGGGTCAGTCAAGGTTGCTGATATAACTCTGTCTGATGTCAAAGCAAACGTAGGAATCCTGGAACCTCCTAACAAGTATCCTCCAATTACTATGGATTCAGTTACTTGGAAATTTGAACCGGGATCTGTAAGTACAACATTATACAAACCGATTGGAGTTGGTGTAATTTCAAATGACGCATCCTCTCCCTCAAAATTTCCATCTACATTAATAATATTAAATGGTCCTCCCGTACCAACTGACTGACCAGTAACTAAAAACCCTTCCTGGGAAATTTCTGTATCTCTAGTCCAAACAGCAGTGCTGATACTTGCCGGTAAGTTGAAAACTTCTACTGGAGTTAAAATATCACCTTTACCATATCCATAACCAGAAAATGTAATTGAAGCATCAGAAGTTGCTGGAACTAATCCAGCACCAATAGCAGCTTCAGCATTGATGTCTTTAAAATTATTGGAAGGTTTTACGAAAACATTTAATCTTCTGAAGTCATTGGGGAAACAGAATGCAACTTCAGAACCGGTTATGGCACCAACTAAAGGTTTAGATAAAGTAAGTGTATATTGTCCTCCAGTCTCAGTGATAGTATTTACTTCTACCTGAGTCTTAGATGACAAAATAGATGGATTTGTCCAGTTGTCTCCAAGTGTGAAGAAGTTATCTGAAGATGGTGTGGTTATAATTTCAAGAGTCCAATTCAAACCTGCGTAAGTTGAATCGTCAATTGATTTTATTAAGAACGTCGCCTCATTCCCTACACCCACAGTACCACCTGGAGCAGCGTCAATGGTTCCAGTATCTCCTGGTTGATATCCACTTCCTCTATCAACGATTGTTGCATTGGTAATGACTCCCGCTACAACTTGAATACTAAATTTCAAACCAGTTCCAGTTCCACTGGTGTTTGTGGTTGTAACATTACTGGCAGAGAAAGTGTCTTCGCCAGTACCATCATCATAAGTAGAACCACCATTTGTTAATAGAGTAAAATCTCTACCATCAGCACCATTCCCTTCAAAAATTTCTAAAGTATCAACAACAATTTCAGTTGAACTATTTGTTGCAATAACATTTGCAGTATATTCAATTGGATATAAAACAATTGGAAATTCTGTTCTTGGAGTTACTTCTGTTGTCCCAGGATCTAGTAAATCATTGGGAGTAGTCTCTGCATCTCTAACAGTAATAAATTCATTACTACCAACGTTAGTAGTTTTTATTCTAAATTTAATATCATCTAATCCAACTAAAGGATAAGCAAAATATGGAATGTTGGATCCTTCTGGCAATAGAGAGAAGAAATCGCCAACAGGATACATCGAGAAAAATTGTAAAGTTCCTGTGCTCTCAGTAACTCCAATAGTAACTAATATTTCTTTCCTATCAAATCCAAGACCGGGTGGTTGGGATAAAGTAAATCCATCTCCAGTAGCGACAACACTTCTACTATCATTTAATGTTGTTGAATCAACGTATTCAAATGTTGATTTTCTATAAAATCCTACAGGTACTGTGAGTAAAGTAGTAATGTTTAAAATATAACCACATTCGTCATAATCAGTAACGTTAGATAAAGTTCCAACATCATCAGGGAATGGAAAATAAAATTGATTATCACTAATTACTACAACATCTCTAAGACCATTAACATCAAATGGAGCATTTGTATTATTTTTAAATCTAATTCTTAACGCATCATTTGGAGAACCGAGAGCATGGTCGTAGTATGTTTGTACAACAACACTACCCGATGGAACTACAACCGTATTAATTGTCTGACCAACAGTTTCATAAAAAATATTTTCTACTGGAACTCCAACTCTTACACTGGTAACTTCACCTTTGATGGGAATAAATCCTCTAGGATCTCCTGAAATTCCATCAGTAGTATCTTGTCTAAATGTTTGAATTTCATTCTGACAACCGTTTGATAATGAACCACCAATAACACCAATCCAATATCCACCAGCTTGATTTAAATAATCTATGGTTTCACTAACCGTATATGCTGGTGTAGATGTTCCCCTCTTTGGTCCACCACCGCCACCAGTGTCCCCTTGAGAATCAGTTGCTGAAATATAAAGGAGTGCTGACCTACCAACAGGACTATAGTCTCCAGCAAGTCCGGTTGATCTATTAAATCCAAGAGTTTTAATTAAGTTATTGAAAGTATCTTCAGTAGCAAATGCTGGGTCCGAACCAATTAATTGTAAGGTAGTTCCTGATCCTACTGTACCACCTTCGTATAATGTTTGGAATCCATCGGGATTTACATTCTGTGTCCAACCGTTAAATGTTCCATCTTGTGTATATGAAGACCAAAAATATTTTAATCTGGTATCACCATACACATAATAATTAATTGGAGTCTTAACTGTAATTGATTCTGTTACCACTCCAGCATCAATAAACATCTGAGCAGAACTTGGAGCAGCAACTGCACCAACTGGAACAACAACATCTGTTTGTGAATCTAGTAATTCAAATGTCAGTGTTCCCCCACCAACAGTAGTTGTAAAATTATTAGAAACATTTACATCACCTGTGACGCTATTGTATGATATGACAATAGTTCCTGCAGGGACTCCAGTTCCAGTAACTTCTTGCCCAGAACGAATAGATCCGGATAAAACTCCAGTAACATTAACAACAGATGTTCCGGAATTGTATGAAACTGGAGAAGCAACACCACGAAGTGTTTCAATTAAAATTAATTCGTTAGTAATTTTATATAATTTTCCTGTATAAGAAACACTACTACCGTTTAGTGGATCTGAAGTTGTTGTATATGTAATTGAAGTTGATGTTACCGCATCTAAACTATATGTTCCGTTTAAAGATGTTGCACCGCCTGAATTAAGGGCATTACCAAAAATTACAACTTTATCACCTTCGTTAAAATTATTACCTGTACTGGTCTGTGGTGAATATTCTTGGAGGTCTTCTCTAAAGTCAGTATCTAATACAACAGTCCATGTACCATTCAAATTATCTGTAATACTGTTAACAGCATCAATTTGGATATCTTTTTCTCTTACAACACTGTATATTCTATATTGTTTTCCGCTTGATGGTGGTTGCAAAGAACCAAATGGTTCTAAGTTAGATTCGAATTCAATCAAATCTCCACTATTAAAAGTGCCGTTGGTGGGATCAATAGGAGATGAAAATGTGACCCTAACAAAATTTTGCCTAACAATACGTTGACCCTCACTCATAGTAGTGAAAGCAAACCTATTTGATTGGACAATATTGAAACCATCAGTGTCTACTACGCCAATATTGTTTTCAATTAGAGCATCATTAAAACTAGTAACAACTGTATTATCCGCTAAGTATCCTTGAAACGGTTCAGTTCCGACAGCATCATCTGTAGCAAAAATTGCATTAACTTTTAAAGCACCCCTAAGATTAAAATTGGGGTTCTTATTGCGTAAAAAATTAACTGGTACTGCCATTGTATATTATGCGTCTAGTGTACTGACTGAGTAAATAATCTGACCCGCTGCTATGTAATAACTAATTACAAATCTATCTCCTTGAATAAATGTGGTTGGTGAACCATCAACGGGGCTAACGCCAGTCCATGTATTTTCTAGAGGTTTCCAAATGTTTGTTGGAATGATAGATGCTGCTTTAACTGTGGAGGAGAAACTAATATAAATTTGTCCCGCCCTACCATCATATGTAGCTAAGGTAGTGTTGTTAACTGTGTCAACTGGTGTACCAAGAGGAATGGAAATAGTATCAGTAACGGCGTCATACCATCTCTCATCAATAGGGTCAATACCAGATACATTGAAGTTAACAGATTTTGTTAAAGTATCATTAATATCGACATCACCAACATTAGAAACTTCATTAAAAGTTACTGTCTTATAAACTGTGTTCCATGCAACAGGAATAGATGGAATTAAGGAGTTGACATTCGCCCAATCAGACAAGTCTGTTGGGGATATAAATGAATCATCTAGTGCTTGATATGCTTCACTTGCTGGATCATTATTGAACCAGTTGATTGGAGCACGTTTGGAGAAACCATAAGTGTCTTGCCTTGCAACTGGGAAGTTCTCTTCATTTTCAAATACATTATTTGAAATGCTAATCTTGTTATTAATCTTAATTGTGCCAGCAGTAAGAATTGAAGACTCAATGTTGGATGCCTTGAAAGAGTTTCTCTGTGCTTCCTGAATCGCTTGCAGATCATTTGTTAGAACTGCAGAGAATGTTGATGGGTTGAATGAAGCAGTAGAACTATTGGCGGCAAGAGAATCAAGATTAGTATAATCAATTAGTCTATTTTCAGCAGATGTCTTGAGTCTTGGGAAATTAAGTGTGTTGCTTTGGTTTCCTTTAGCATCAATAACTTGGTTGCCAATATAGAAATCACCTGTGGAGTTAGTACCAGAAGATGCAACAAATCCACCACCACGCTCAATAGTTTGAGAGTTAACAATTTCTTGCTGAGTTAGTGTAATGTCTTGGAACTGTGGTAAACCAGTTGAGTAGTTACCTGGACCAAATCCCACATATTCCCAAGTATGAGATGAAGCACGGATAATAGATGGTCTGTAGAACGAGACAGGAACTGCCTTATTAAAAATGATACATCTGTCAGTAAAGATAGGAACATTTTGTGCTGTAAACTCTAGGACTGCGGACTTAGGAACACCGTACTCATTTCTACTATCTTCAAATCCATATGGATTTTCCATAATAGTATCCGTAACCTCTGTCTCTCCAAAGGAAGATAGTTCAAATTCGGTATCTAAGTCAATCTCTGAATAAGATCTTATATTATATCCTGTTGTTGGATTTGCTCCACCAGTCAAAATACTATTCAGAATTTTTTTAGTTGACTCTGAAGTAATAGAATATTGACTGACTCTTTGATACTCGTCCGCTTGTAATGTATTATCTCTAATGATGGTGTTACCAACATCTTTTCTATATTGAGAAACAGATGCTTTTGGATTCCACTTGGGATTATCTAAGTCTGCCTCTGGATATAGGTAGTTAATATTTTGATTATATCCAAGACCCTCTAGGGTTACTTCTTCAGTATCATAAGATGCTTTGGTAGGTTCAGTAAAGTTGACGGAGGAAGGATAGTAAAGAATTTTATCGTTTACTGTTCCTGAGAAAGTTACCGCAAGATCATAACTGAATACGTTTGCACCCTCATCGGTAACTACAATATCTTCTCCATTAAACGCTGGATTTTGAGCGCCAAAGATTCTAATTGTTTCTCCATCAGACAATGAAGTTGATGTAAATGTTGCTGTTGCAGCAACAGCTGAGACATCAGCGGGTGTTGCTTGTAGAATTTCATCATGAATGGTGTAAAGTACATTTACAGCAGAAACAACATCCTGACATTCTCCAGTAGCGTGGTCATAATCTACAATAACAGTGTTGTCAATTACTGGTTGAATAAGATGCTCTGCTGGTGGAGTATCAGATTCTGTTCTCCAATCTCCATCACCCATACCTTGTGCCATATCAAATCTAAAGACTGGATTTGCAATGGATGGGGAACCTGTACCAAATCTACCGGATCTATTTTTAATATCAAATACCTGAACGGTATTTGCTGACCTATCAACACGTCCTGTATATCCAATAAATGTAGTTGCCGCTTGGGCAGTGTTATATTCAGTTTCATTAGATGGAAGAGCAGCAATACCAGTTGCTTCATATACTTCCATACCCTCAACGATACCATCTACAGATTCTAGAGTTAATACGTCTCCACCAGCACCAGTGCTAGGTGTTACCGCTGTTGCTAATTCGTAGAATGACCAGTTTCTTATCGAAGCAACTGCAAGATTCTTAGCATATTCAAATGTTGCTCTGGTTTGTGCTAGTTCAGTTTCAATGAACTGTTGAGTACCAGCAGAGAAATAATACTGTCCGTTGTTAATGACAGTGCTATTTCCACTCAATCTCAAATCTTTTACAATAGCATTTACTAAGTGTCCAACGTCTCTTGAACATCTATCGGCATCTGGATTATTGAATCCAGCAAACTGCTCACCAGTTTGAGATTCTGCTAGAATAAATCCAGCACATTCTCTTTGGATGAATAGTCTGTTCTTCTCGATAAGGTCAGAACCATCTTGCTTGAGGTGATTAACTTCATTAGCAATACCATCAACAGGGTCAATATCTTCAAGACCAATTAGACGCTGCTTACCATAGATAATGGTTTTATCATTGTTGGATACTGTGTCAGTTTCTGGGTCATACTCCTCATAGATATTACCATCTAACATAGTGAGTAGATAGTATCCATCTCTCACGTTGTACTCATATTCAACAATTGGTTCTACCTGTCTAACGAAGAATGATTTAGGATATGTTGTGACAGCTTCAGTAACAATAATTACTGTGCCGCCAGGTAAAGTTAATTTATCACCCTTATTATAATTTGTTCCTGGATTGACAAGAGATACTTCTCCACTAGCAACAGTAAATGTAGCATCGGATGGTACTAAAGTTTCTCCACCAACACCAGAACCGATGTCAAGTTCTGCATAATCTGTATAGGTTCCGTTTCCACCTCTCTTCAAACTCTTTTTGAATTCTTGAGTAGATGGTGACGCTGCCACCTCATCTGTACCTACTGTCTCTACAGAGAACTTTCTAATGATACCTGTTTGGGCAGAATCATAGACAAAAGGATAGTCTAGTGTTTCATCACCAAATCCAATACCAGGATCCTTAAGGTGAATAATAAACTTACCTTCCGGTGCTCTTAACTTAATATTATTATATCCATCCTTAGGAACTTTACAAATCAATCTCCATAGCAATTCATTATTACCATTTGCTGCTCTAGAATCTTGAATTCTATTAACATAAAGAGAACTAATAACGTTATCATTGAATTCAAAATTATCGCTTTGCTCAAGTGCTCCAGAAACAGGATTTGTATCAACTCTTTGTGTTATTCTTCTTAATAGAGATAAGTTTTCGTTAGTAGTTGAGAACTCAGGATCATAAGTAACTTGGTTTTGCTCTAATGTTCTAGTTTCATCAAATGGTTTGTAGTCAACACCCAATGCACTACCAGTTAGATAACCTTCTTCTTTAATACCAGCACTACTATATGTAAGACCAGCTCTGGTAATCAATACTCCTGTTGTAATAGTAAATGTGATTGTTGTTTCTGGTAAGAAAGGTGTATCTGAACCTGTATCTAGAATAAAAACATCATCATAACTTAATTTAGAACCAGATGATGTCCAACCACTAGTGTAATCCTGTGGACCTGGTGCTCCAATTACCCAATCATTAGGATAGATTGCTGTAATTTCACCCTGGTTAATTACAATGTTTCCGACTGTTGCTTGAACAGGGATAGTCTTAGATTCAGAGAATTTATAAACATCTCCACCAGTAATCCAATTAGCGGTAGGTAGATTTGCTGCATTAGAGACACCAATTACAAATTCTGTATCATTAGTTCTTTCTCTTACCACATATGGACCAGATAGGGAAGAACCATCAGAATTATTTGTTTCGTCAAAATAAACTTCATCACCAACAAAGAATGGGTGAGCTGGTTTATCAACGGGATTTGAAACTGTAATAGTAAATGTGCTAGCGCCAGGAGTGTTATTAACAATGCCAGTAATGGTTCTAGATAATTGCAATCCAGCTTGTGTAGTTGCAGTTGCATTTACATTAGTGGAAGAGGTATATCCGTTAAATTTAGTTCCAGTATTTGTATAATCAAATTCTCCGGGAATACCTTCAATAGTTACGGTTCCACCTCTCCTCTCGTCATCAACAAGAATTGCTAGGCGACCATAGTATTCTCCATTAATAGTTCTTGCAAACTCCCAACCATAATATTTTCTCTTAATACTATTATCAGCGTTAAAGTTCAAAGTTGGAATTGTGGCACCACCAATTGTATTGATAGTTACTGTGAAATCATTTGTTCCATCAACTCCACCCAATAAAGAACCTGGGAATTTTATTGTATTAAATCCTGATGTGGCACTAAATCCGGAACCACCAAGTAATCTATTTTTAACAATAGTTGTGGAACCAACAGTTGGATCCGTTGGTGCTACTACACCAAAATTTTGCCATGGATTTGGTCCTGTTGTTTGGACTAAGGAGAAAATATATTCGGAATCAAATCCACCACTGGGGATAGTATAATCAATGTCATTAATTGAATTAAAAGTATATAAATCGTTTGTTTCGTAAGATATATTTGCTGGTAGAGTTACGTCTCGGATGAACATCCTTACGCTTAATGTTTCTGCGGATGCAGATGAGTTGGAGAAAAGTACAGGGTAGTCATTATTTCTACCAATACCATTACCACTATTGTCATTTGCAACAACGTGGATAATTAAATCGTTGTTATTTAATGTTGGATCTAGCTCAACAATTTCAGTTTCTATGGTTGCTGCAATTGTTCCTCCAGAAATACTTACTGATTCTCCTCCAGCAGCATTGTAACCAGAACCACCATTATTAACTCTGAGTTCTGTAATAGCACCATTTGAGTCAACGGAAATAATATCAACTGTTAAATTAGTTCCTGTGCCGCCAGTGGTTGCAATATTAGTCCCTACAGTATATCCGGTTCCTCCAGATAGAGTAGCATTGTCTAAAGTAAGAACGTGTCCCGCTGGATCTGTAGAAGAGATACCACCTAAATCTGCGCCATCAATTGTAAAAGTATCTCCAATATTATATGAAATACCTCTAGCATCGAGTTTGACTACATATCTATTTTCATTTTTTGTTCTATAAACATCAAATCTAGCACCTTGCCCTGTTGCTCTCAATGCATCAATTGCGGCGCTTCCCCCATACACTACTTGATTATATGTGTATTGAACTTGACCTGCTTGAGGAACACCTGATACTGCTTGATATAAAATATTTTCTAAATCTGAATCTGTATCTGCTACAGGAACAGAGGTTCCTTCACATGCAACTGTTTTAATAGATGCTTCTGCAATTTCAAATCTAAAATCGCCGGTATTGGTTCCGACCATTAATTTATATCTAGTCGTTGCTGCAGCAACTCCACCACCAGAGGGAAATCCAAAATGAACAGCATTTGTTGGGGAAGTTGGGAAAGCATTACTAATATCAGTTCCAGTGATAATTTCATTAGTTCCGAATCCAACATCACCAAAGTTTAATGTGGAAGTGCTTTGGATGGCATAGAAACTTTTAACTGAAGTTTCAAGAGATGCCGCTGCAATAGAACCACCAGTTAAAAGTGTTGCCTCGGTAGAAATTTTTCCTTCGGAATATACATCTGCTGGGTCATACTGGTCTGGAGTACCAGCAAATGTAGTGTTGTCTCTTAATCTTGCAGCAAAAGTCTCTAGTTGAGATTCGTCAAAATTCTTTGGTAGTCTTGCATAAATTGCTTCTGGATCTCCATCAGAATACTGTCTCTTACCTAAAAGGTAATTTACATCATCAACTAATAGTTCTGCTTGTTCTTGTGTTGTTCCTGGACGTATGGAGTAGTATTCTGGAATATCACCTTCTTTGATTAGTGATTCTCCGTCTACTTTAACATAAATTTTTCTAAATCCTTCGGTATTTGAATTAATATCTCCAGCATTCCATCTTGCTAAAGTTGAACCAAAATCAATATTGTAGATGTTAACTCTACTTTCTCTAGTGGGATCCAATCCTCTAGGTGGAACTAGTCCAACAATGAAAGCACCATTGTCCTGCTTGAAGATTTCTGTTCTGTGAGATACAGCAATCAGAGATTGATTACCAAAGTTTGAGTTGGAGTTTGTAATTGAATGGTCTCCACCTGTCTCTACTGTGAAGTGGTCTGCCTGTCCCACAGCGAACACAGACACAATCTGTAGGAATGAATTGTTTCTGGACTTAATGTGGAAGTGTCTCCAATCTTTTCTATACTCAGCAATAGAGTTAGAATGTCTCTCGTCAGGGTCTTCTACCTGACTTGTGGTAGTTCCATTCAAAATGAATGCCCTATCATCTCTCTGTAGGGAGATGCCAGTGTATTGCGCCAGCACCATAGAGCGAAGACCTGTGGACTGAGCACCGTCGCTCAAGAGACCACACAGACCCCATACAGAGCGTAGTGAGATGTTGAATACATATGGAGATGCTGAAGCAACAGTGTCAGACAGATACTTGTTCTGGACGAAACCAACAATTCTGTTTTCTTCAATTCTCTGGTTGTAATCCTCTTCACCTGTTGGACCAATGGGTGAACCGGGATCGGCATCGACATCAACAGCTTGAATAATTATATCCCAGAATGTGTTGATAGCACTTCTTACATTAGCACATCCTGCTGGGTCTGTTGGGTCGTCAATCTCATATCCAGCAGTTTGAGCACTAAGGTCTGGTAAAAGATTGAAATCAAATATCTGTGAGCTAAATGTAGTATCAACATTCAGTAGTGTGGTATCAAGAACACTTACTCCACCGGGAGCAAAGTCTCTTGTAATTACGTTATTTTTATCTTCTAGGACATCATAGTTATTTACAATATATTGACAAATCTCATTTGCTGCTTGGAATACTTCTACTGCTTCTGCTTCTTCTCCAAGTAGTACATTATTGTCACGATAGAATTGTGCTGCTTCTACAACACGATTGTTTCCGCCATGCGCTAGGTTGTAAGCAATTCTCTCAATAAGTAGAACAGTATCATCTACACAAGACTCACCAACTGTTTGTGTTGGGTCTGCTACACTGCCATCTAAGTTTACTACTCCTCCTGGGAAATTTGGATCTAAACCATCAGTTAAAATGTCAATATTTGCTGATAAAGTAGCGTTATTTCTTTCAACATAAGCAACAGCAAGTTGAGCAATAAAACGCTTGTTATCTAGTAGAATATTTTCAGCATCTTTAAATCTTCCAGCAGGAGGATTAGTTGTCTCATCATTTCTACTATATTTGTCAATTTTTTTGTAGTAGTTCTCTAACTGATGATAGTTGGCATATTCAAAAGCAGTTAGTTTATGATGACTTCCAAATGCGTTAGGAGTATCCTTAATAGTAAACTGCCAGATGTAGCAAGCACCTGTCAGCCTGAACATAGCAGAACTAGATACCGCATCATCTGCAGGATCGGGAACATACTTAGGTCTAATTAAAGTTTTACGCAGGTCTAAACCTACGATAGATGTACCTCTAGGTACAATAAGTCCACCTTCAACAGGATTAAATTTCTTTAGTTCGTTTGCAAAACTTGTGGTGCTGTTATATACCTCACCTTGTCTTGACTTAATTTCTTCTTCAATATCTGCTGCAGTAAAAGCATCTCCATTTGCATCAACGCCAGGAGAGTTGTCAATGATATATTCACCTGGAAAGAGTAGAATTGTAAAATTTTCAAACAGGTCAGCACCAGTTTCACCTTCTTCTGAACCAACACCAGGGGCAACATAACTTCTCTTTGCTGCTTCAATCAGTGCTCTTTCAATAGATTTGAATGGTCTGTTGATATTGCTACCATCATTAGATGGAATATCTGTAGCGTTCTCATCATCAGCACTAACATATAAAATTTTCTTGTTGTTAGTTACATTAATATATGCACCAACATCTTGCCCCGTAAATAAATCAATTGCAGAACCATTAGAAATTTCTGCTCTTGCTCTCTGCTCTAGTTTAAGTAAACTCTTCTGAATTTCAATAGGGGAATTAGTAGCCTGAGTTCTCAGTCTACCAGTTAATCTTGCTGTTTCTGAAGGAGAATGACCATCAACATTTACATTAATATCAAGTATTTCCTGACCTGGAGAATCGGAAATACCTTCGTTGTTTCTATTTCTGATATCCGCCTTTACATTGGGAACACGGAGGAGATCAGTCGAAGAATTATATGTAAATCTAGTGGCATCAGTATCACTTACCGCATCATATGCTAAACGACCAAAATCTGGATTATAACCGGGAAGAGTACCAGATGGCTTACTGCCAATAGTTTCATAGTCTGCTGCAGCAATACGGGTCGCCTCATCAACAAAGACCATCCTTTGCTCAGATGAACTTGTTGCAATTTGGTCAACGAAAATTTCGTCCTCTGGAACAGTGACTACTTCGTTGATAGAATCAACTAGAGAATTTTTATCTGTGGTAGTCAGTAGATCTTTATCACCTGTATCATCAGCAAGCAGGTTGATTTCCTGGCGTTGTTGCTCAAAGGTAAATGATCTTTTTACTTCTCTTTTAGCCATGTTTCTTTATATGCTCCAGTAACAGAAGTTTAAGTTCCCGTATATCTTCCTTCAAACTATTTATGTCGTCCGCAGTTGTGTCAAGATGCTGTCTCAACTGGTTTTTATTGGGTTTTTCAGTGTTAATAATTGCATGAGTATTTGGGTCACGATACAAATTTTCGTGACCTTCCACTTTATAATAATTTTTCATCATACTGACGCTACAATTCTAATATCTTGTACCTTTGGTGTATATACTGGGTCATCACTTCTAAGAATAATTTTTATTTGATACTTAGTAAATTCAGGCAAATCATTGATGTAGTATTTAATTTCCTGATAATCTTCTCTTCTCTCGAAAGCACCAGCAATAGAATCTTTCTTTTTAAATTCAGTGCCAAGTAAATCTACAGGCATTTCAGTCCATCTAAAATTGGATAGCACTTCTTGAGAAGAACTTTCCAAGATTCTATAGAAAATTTTAATATCGCCAACATCTTTACTGTTAGATGTAATTCTCACATCAAGACTTGTACTAGGAACTGAAAGATTTGCTTCTTTTGTAAGATATTTACAAATAGATGATGTATTTGTAATTTCTACGTCATCTCTGTAATCTATTCCGGTTGAATAGTTAATTGATTTAATTTGTAGATATCTTTCTGAACCCTCTAATGTTCCATCAAATTTAATATAATCATTTACTCTGAACACATCAGGAACCTGGCTTGCGAGAGTAGAATTTCTGGAATAGTCACTATTGGGAATTGTTGCAGAAGTGTAATCATCATTAATTGGTTTCTTCTCATGAAATTGTAAGAATTCCAGTCTTACCATCCCATAGAATTACCTTACCGTCAATAATATTATTATAATCTACATCAGCAGTTGGGTTATACGCAACTACTCCATCGTTAATATTAAATTGGGGATTAATCTTATTAATAATACTTTCACTAGCAATTTTTATATTTAAATTATCATTTAATGTTAAATTGGTTGGGTCACTAAAGATAATACCCTCGTTTGTTTCAAAAATACCATTGTTGTTCATTCTCACTACAAGATTAGAACCATCTGCTGAAACTACAATACCTTGTGCTCCAGACAATCTTCCCCTAATTACTTGTAGTTCCGCAATTGGAGTTTCCGCTGTATTTACACCTTGAATAACAAATTGATACACTGGCCAGAATTCTAGTAGTTGATACCTCTTGCCATATCTATCTTCATAACCAGTTGCATTTTCTACTCTAGAAGATGAAGTCTTTACACTTACATTTCTAAGATCAATGATTGGTGATAGGTAATCTACCTCAGAAGACAAATCAAATTTGTATGCTAAAGATTTACCAGTATCATTTAATACCTCATTAATTTTTGAACAAACAAATTTTTGATTCTCAAAATATTGTTCTTGATTTAAGAAAGTTGTTTCGAAATCTGATGTGCTATATGACACATAGTTATTTGTTGGGTTGTCAATTGGGACTACATTGGTAGTTTTAATTGAAGATGTAATTTTTGTATTGGGTGCCTGTAAATTTGCAATGTCAGCATAAATTTTTTCAAATTTAATGTTCTGTGTTGCGTAAACATTAGAACCCCCACCTCTTACACTATCTCCCGCCTGAGAAATAGATTTGATTGTATATGTATCAATACCAACAGAATTTGCAGTATAATAATTCTGAATGAATGAAGTTCCTGATAATCCTGCAAAATTATCTACAGATCTAAAGAAAACTTTTGAGTTCCCTTTACCTTCAAAACCATGATTTCTCTGATAAACTTTAAACACAGAATTATTAGATTTAAATAAATCTGATGTGGCATTAGTATTAGAACCAGAATTAGTCTCTATTGGGTTTAGAGATAATTTTTGATATTCTAAATCGTCATTTACTAGTGTTAAACTAGACGGTTTAGAAATATCAAATTTTGCTCGATTTAATGTAAATTTAAGATCTTCAAATAAATCTTCAACCCAAGTGTCAGTATTTTGTGACCTGTATAAAGAACCAAGTAAAGGTTGAGAACTTACCTTAACGCCTGTTAATTCCTCAACATCTCCAAGTTTTGATGTCCACAATAGATAATCTGTGGAGTCAGTTTCAATTTGTATAGCATAATCAGAATCATTTTGTAAATAAACAGGATTTTCAAACACAAATTTGGTTGGTGTTGCTGAATTTGGATTAGATCCATCATCAACAGCAACTCCCATTCTCACTGCAGGAGTATCAATATCAAGGATTGCTCTAACTATAGCACCATTTGCACCACTACCAATTCCTTTTACAATAACTGATGGTGCAGATGTATATCCGGAACCAGGTAAGGATAATTCTGCATCATATACAATACCATTAGAAACATAAGGAGCAACAGCTGCTTGACTTTCGCCTGGTAGTTGTGGACTTTCAACAGTTAAAATTGCTCCATCATAATTTGAACCAACGTTTTCAACAACAAATTTTGAAATTTTACCATAATCTTTAGTAATTTTTAGTTGAATATTTGTATTGTTTGTATTATTATAGGAAGTAATTGATGCTGAAGATAATGCTTCGTCTTGAATAAATGACTTACCATTATGATTTGATAGAACAAAAGTGTATACTTGTTCGTTAGTTAGGTTATAATTTACTCCGCCAATTAGAGTAACTTCATTTCCATTTCTATCCAAGATTTTTTCAAGAGGTCCAATTGAACCTGAAGTTACACCAGAAATTAAATCATCATTTCTAATTGTTATAGAACCAGTTGAAGTAACTTTCAAATAGGTTTTGGGTAATAATATTTTTTGTGTTCCTGGAATAATATTTTTTCCGGGTTTTCCAATATTAACATCAGTTAAATATACTTTTACTGGTATACTAGAACTTTTCTTACTGAAGAATAGATCTATACCTGTCGCAAATACACCACCATCAAAATTTTCTATTCTAAAAGTCTGTGCTAAAGGATTTGGTTTTATTGGATTATCTGTATTGCTTTCCACAAATTGAATTCCTTCATTTGATTTGAATAGAGAAGGTTGTGTGGAAATTATAGATGGTGGATTCTGTGGTTTAGTTCCTTGTGAATAGAATACAACCTCAGCATAAGAATCAACTACATCTTTTTGCTCATTTGTTTGACTTGAAGTAAATCTAATAGTTTTTTTACCAGATACCAAATTGAGTTTTTCTGAACCCTCATCGTAAACAACGTCAAGAATATTTCCTGTCCAAGAGGTTCCTTGAACTGGTGCAAATCCAGCTGGTAGTAAAATTATACCACTAGCGTTACCAGCATCATCTGTGGTTATTGTGGAACCAAATGTTGATAGTGAAGAACTTGGAATACCGGTAAAATCAGAATCAGGAATAGTCCATCTACTTACGTCTCTACCATCAATAAATGGATAGATAGTAGTTCTTGGTTTCATTCTCGTAACAACAAATTTAACTGGAATGCTACGAGCAAAGAATTGAATGTCAGTAGAAATTGCAACACCATTTTTAACCTCAGAAGATAATCCTTTTCCAAGATTATTATTGTTTGGACTTACATTAGAAGAACTTGCTACTAAAGAGTTAGTTGTGCTAGATTCAGCAAAATTTGTATTGTTAGTAGATACTGAATTTATAGAATTAAACGCAGTATCAACACCACTCCAGGAGATTATAAATGAATTGTAAATAGAAGCAATTGCATTCTGCGGGTCATTTTTCTTCGCAATATATACATTAAACAAATTGGTATTGTTATTTGTAACCAATGGAACAATAGTGCTGTCAAACCACTGGTCTACGTTTGGAGTAATGTGAATTTCTCCAACGTATTGTAAAACAACAAATGGGTTTGGATTAATAGTCTTTGTAGCAGAATTGTTTCCAACTAATGATGTTGATGTATATGGAAGCGAAATAACGTTACCAGTTTTTTGATATCCAGCAAAGAATCTTTCATCTTCTCTGGTATTTGCTTCCACAAGTTTGATATTATCTTCATAAACTTGTGCTCTTAAAACTGACTGTTGTGGATCAATAGCACAAACATACTCGGAAGATTCTACGTCACCAACTCCATGACTTTCAAAATTATCTACTAAGAATCCACCCTTAAATCTATCAAATCCTAGAGAATCCTTAATCTGCATGTTCAATGCCTGTTGTTCAAGAATACTCAACGCAGTGTAATATTCTAGTCTTTCAATTCTCTTTTCTAACTTGCCGATATCACGCATTGTGTATCTGCGATTATCGACAGGCACAATTTTAATGTCTTCTGAATTTTGTGATAATGCTGGAAGATAGATGTAATATAAAGGAATTGAATCTTCTACACTATCAGGTTTAGATGGATTCTTAGATGAATTTCCTTTTTTGATAATAAATTCGCCAGTTTTATCAATAAACAAAGCATCAATTCTATTAAGATAACTTACCTCATCAAATTTTACAGTGTACTCTAGATTACTATCTGGAGCAGGAGAAACTGATGGGACACCGCCAGATTTATCAAAAGAAATATAATCTAGATTTGCCAAAATAGATCCATCTTGGAAACCACTAGTTACTACAGTTGTATCTACTTTAGGTCTAAAATCAATTACGTCGGAAAGAGAAACCCTTCCGGAAGGTAAATTGTAGTAAGGAATGTCATTAATGTCAACACCAGACTCATGTACATAAGAATCAACAGTGCAAAATTCTCCTTGGGAATGCTCAAAATAATCAAAACCAACAACCAACCTACCAGTTGGTGCCTGCTCCCCTGGTTTTAAAATGAGTCTAGAGACATCATAGTAAGAAGGACGTTGCCCATCATCAAAAATAAATCTGTCGGTAACATCTTTTCCTGAAATTAATTGTCCACTAGAATCAACTTTTGGTGGTTCAGTTAATGAACCTTCATAAACATATGCTAATTTATATACATCGGAATATGAGAAAATTCCAATGTCTCCAGAATCATAATCATTACCTCTTAATGGAATAACATTATCGTTTGATGAAGTAACAATAATTCTTTTATTTTTTACGGATGTTTTTAATTTTGGTTTTGCTTTACTTACTTCAAGAGATGCAGTTAATTTTACCTTAGGGTAAGTAGACATATTTTCCCCAAAATAATCAGTTGGGAAAGTAATTGTTGCAGTACCAGCAACTAATCCACTAGACTCATCTGTAGAATTTTCTATATCAATGTACTCATCTCTAATGTATACTATATCACCTTTTTGGAAATTAACTACATCACCCACGCCAGGATCCAAAACAGTCATTACATAATTGTTCTTTGTAAAGGAGACAAATCTCTGAGTTCCGTATGGAAGTTGAGCAGCAAAAGTTAGGGAACCACCCGAAGATGAACCTGTAGCAACAAAATCTCTTCTAAAGAAATAACTAATTTTGGAATCGGTAATATCTCTAACAAGAGAAGCAACAGATTTACTGCCAGTTTGGAAAATTAATGAAGATGTTGGATTATCAACTTTGGTAGAAATTTTGTTTAATATACTACTAGAAACATTTTCTCTAAGAACGGAGTCTAAGTACACTCTTGCTTTCTGAGTTCCTGTAGAAGCAGTGGAGTATAAAACAATAGCTCTCGTAACGTTACCTAAGTCATCAACATACTGAACAATATCAGTTTGCTTTAAAATTTGCGATAAATTTGTTGATAAAGAATTTACTGAAAGGTAATTTAATCCTTTCTCACCACTAAATGTTGAATCTGAAATTTTTGTAAATGTGGCATAATTTGCATTATCAGAAACAACATCAGCGGTAAAAATATTTTGTCCCTGTGAACCGGAACCGTAAGAACCATAGAAAGATTTTACATCTTGTGGAGTATAAGTTTTTACAGTTTCTTGGAATAAAACAGCTGTAACAATAGCTCCGGTTCCTTCAGTAATTCTTATCGTTGGAGGATTAACATATTTAATATCTCTTACAACATCATCTTCAATAGAAATTGTTGCAAGTTGAACACCATCGTCAACTCTATTAATTGCAATTTTAGATCTATCATAAACCTGTCCATCTATAATAGCAACGGATGAACTGTTATATGATGTTCCTTGATTATGAATTACAAAGTGAGAAATTGTATTACTAGTAGCAACTTTCAATAAATTTCCATCTTCATCAACCAGAGTTTCTCCCTCAACAAATTTTCCTGATTGTACTTTTAAATGTAAAACATCTGTGGAAGAATATACACCGCCAGTGGTTCCTTCAACAACTCCATATGCACCACTTGTAATACCATTAACATATTTTCCTGGTCTAAATCCATCAGTGATAAATTCAGTTAACTTGAGTCTTGTAAAAAATTGAGGTGCAAAATAACCAAATTTGAAGATACTGTTATACTCTTCCTGCTCATCCCTAATTCCTTTGGATGCTATCTTATCTTTAATAGGATTAAAACCATCTCCATATTTTTCTAAGATAAAATTGGATGGTTTACATAAACCAATTACAGGAGAAACTGCATCAGTATAATCTACAATAGTTCCCCAATAGTAGTTTTCTCTTGTTAATGGTGGAACAATTGGATTTCCCTGCTCATCTTCTGTTGGTAAAGCATTTACTGTAAAAGCATTCTCATATGATAAGAAAACTCTTCTTCTCGATTGTTGATCGCCCAAATCAAAATCTTTAAATAATGCATCAACAACATCTCTCTTTCCAGCAATAGTTATCTCAGCATAACGTACAGCAGAACCAGGAGCAACTTTTTCATTCTTAACCAATGCGGTTGAGACAACTCTCACACGCTCTGTAGTGGCAGTTCTTGTAGTTCCTGACCCTTCTTGTACATCATAGTTTCTAATGACCCACAGGAGGTCTCCTGGCGCTGGTAAGAAAGTCTCGACATAAGATGGTAGTATCTGAGTACTACGTTCTACCCATATAGTCTTGACCGCAATGTCACTTGGTTCCAAATCTAAGTCAAATCCTACAGAGTCTGGTGGACCATCAGACATCAACTCTCCACGATGATTATCTGTATTTCTAAAAGTATTAGTTAATCCATTTAAACCAACTCCACCATCATTAAATGTATTCATCAAATAGATTGATGGATATGATTCTAATTCTACACCTTCTGCGTTTACTGGAACACTTCCATATACATTAGTTACATAAAATGAACTCGCACCATTATATTTTAATAGTACGTTATTTCTTTGAATTGTATCTGTTGCCTTGTCTAGAGTTAGATACTTAGTTTCTTTGTTAATAATCTCATAACCCTTTACATATGCCTTACCAGGACCAACAGTACCAATTAATTTTTGCTTTGCTTCAGATTGTGGAAGTCCATTAACTAAACCTGTAGATGAATTTACAGAAAATAATCCAGTATTGTCGGATGTCTGTACATATTCTCTTACATCAAATGTAAAATTATCTACAACATAATCACCAGATTCATCAAATGTTCTTCTTGCTAGAGTTTCTTCTAAAACATTATATTCTTTCTGTTTAATTTTTTTAAGAACAGAACCATTCTTAATTGTAATAAGTTCGATACTATTTTTGTCTAGTATCTCATTATATCCATATGACTGAGCAACTAATTCAATCTGTAGTCTGTGTGAACCAGGAGCAGAAAAATTAGAAGAACCTCTAGAATTATCATATAATGACTCATCAAATTCTGGGGTAATAATATTTTCAGTAATGTTAAATGCAACTTTTGCTGATGGTTTATTATTATACGGATCAACAATTAAAAGTTGAGAAGAATTTCTTACAAAAAATCCATTTACAAAATAGATTCCTTCTTGAATATCAACTGCAGCTGCTAATCCAAGGGCAGGACTGAATACAGTTTCTGTAATCTCAGTTTCTACATCAGTAATTGAAATAAAATTAGGTAGCACTGCACCATCAGTGCCAACAGTTAAAACTGGAGTATTTACGCCATCTACAACTTCTAGCAACTCACCTTGTCTAAAGGTTGGTTCTGTAGTAGAATCTCCGCTTGAAATATAGGAAACAAAAAGTGTATCTGAATTACTTGTGGTCTCTGTCTTTACTGCCAATACTGTTGCTTGGACTCCAGACGTGACACCTACTAAAGTGCCACCAACCAAACCGGAGATATCATATTTTCTATATACAATTTCTCCACCTTCGTTAATAGCAACTTCAGAAACTGAAGATAACTTAACGTAATTTAATTTAGTATTTAAACCAACCTCTCCAGGAGTTACTAGTTCCCCCTGCTTAAATTGATAATTACCATACCTCTCTATCTGCTCTTGTAGGATACTCTGTAAAGTAGTTAATTCTCTACTTTGAACAGAGTATCCCGGCCTGAACAGAACACGGTAGAAGTCTTTATCCCTATTAAAGTCGTCATAATATGGGGATACATTAAGGTTAGTATTCTGTGCCATATTAAATTTTTATGCACCTAAGTTTCCTAACCTTATTTATAGTCAAGATATTGAGTTAATCAGAACTCAATAACTAGTTTAATATCTTCAATTTGGTCTTCTGCACGGGTGATTAGTCTTCTGTTTTCTACATAGATGATTTCACCTGTATATGGTTCTAGTTCTGGATATAAAATATCAGCAGTAACTGTAGCACCATCAACGTCATGAGCAGCGGGTAGGTTTCCACTACCATAAGCATTGGTTGCAGTTGTTAGAACATCTGTGGTGGGGTGTGAACCTGAAACTGATCCAATAATATCTCCACCTGTAGTTACATCACCGCCGTCTCCGCCTGATGGAACAAAGGGATTAACAGTACCATTTTCATCTCTGTGCAGAATAGGATCTTGGTAATATCTTAGTTTTCCACCAAGAGATACGTTGTTGGGGTCATTTGGTAACCACTCAACTACGGTTCCTTTAGCGACTGGAGCTGCTCCACCAGCAGTTCCTTGAGTTTGTTCAATCTCTTCATCAGGAACAAAGTTAGCAATATAGCTAGTGCCTGCACCAAAACTGACTGCAAAAGTGTTTCTAACTGTTTCTGGAGTTGCACCTGTGATTTCTGTACCACCAGAACCATTGTACTCTTTAGGATCTCTTAGGAGACCAATTCTTCTGAAGTCGTTAGTTACAGGGAAGTCTCCTCCACCCTCACCAAATGTTAGGCGAATGTTACACATTACACGCTTAGCATTTAGTTGCTCTTGGAATGTAGGACCATCAGTGCTACCATAACCACCCTGAGGAGGAATGACAACTTCTAGAGCACCTGGTGTTGCTGGAGGAACTGTTGCAGCTGCAGTCAGATCAGCACTGGTGAATACACCAGTTTTGAATCTGTTTTCAGTACCAGTAACTCCTTGATCTGCAAGATTAACTGTCGCATAGGTATACGCTGTTGATGCTGCTACACCATTGGTTTCATCTTGTGTTGTATCAGTACCTAGAAGAACTCTAGCATCGGAAATTACACCAGTACCACCGGTAACTTCAAATCTACAAATCTTAAAGTTGGAGTTATCTACTTGTCCATCACCATTAATAGGAGTATAGTAAACTCCATCTGCCCAACCGGAACCACCATCAAGAATGGTTACAACTTCTGGTCCAACAATAGATACACCAGCAAAAGGACGAAGTGGGATAAATCTTTGTGACTGGAATCTTAGAACATCAGTTGTGGATAGTGTATATAGATACTTCCATCTCTGACCACTATTTGTTCTGAAAATACCAGATGCTGCATGATATCCTGCTGTATCAGGATTTGCTACTGGTGCTACGCCTGCAAAGCGAGGTCCGTTAGTTACAGGAAGGTCAGGAACAGTACCAAGACCAGTTGCATCAGGTTTGTTATCGATGCACATGAATACTTCATACTGACTATTTCTAGTAATCATCTCAAGGTTTGCAACACCTGCTTCTCCGGTTGCACCTTGTGAAAGTCTGGTAAATGTTGGGTCAGCAGCATAGTTAGGACGCCACATATCATATGGGTCCGTTCTGTCAGTAAAGTCAGAATTGATACCGTAGTCTAGACGATTGATAACAGCAGAAACATAGCTACCGTCTGGAGCAAGAGTTGCTGAACCATCACCAATTGTTTGGTTGAAAATTCTCTTGGCAGCAATAATTTCTCTGTAGTAATCGTATTTTTCGATTAGGTTGTCTAGGGGACGGAGAGGAGTGTCCTCAGTTGCTGGTCTTACTTTTAATACTTGTGCAGACCCTACTCCAGGAACGGTCCAGTCAATAGTTTGACCGAATGCTAGAGTTGTGAGGAGAGCTGGATCCAGACCTGTAACAATCCATGCTCCCTCCAAACCACCAACGATGGTCGCTGTTACCGGCGTCCCGCCTTGGTCGATAGTGATTTGTGTGGTTCCGTCCAAATTTGGTCCCGTACCACTGAGTCCGTAAAATTCTACGACCGAAGCCCAGTCCTTTGAGCGACCGACGAAGAAGAAGTGCTCAGTTCCAACCGCTTCATCAAACGATTCCAAGAATTGCTTGGCATTATATACTCTAAACTTGTCTGTGATAAGTGCGCTCATGATCCTCTCTTAAAATAACAGGTCTGTTTTCTTGTTTTATTTATAATACTTTTGGATTAGATGGTTATACTACGAAGATAATCTCCGGATGTATGGGTATAGGGACCAGTACCATCGATATCTCTGGTAACACCAGTAAATGTGTCGCCCGCAGTTATTCCAGTATAAGATAATACTTCTTTATTTAGTTGTAATCTTCCTGCAGGTGGAAAATTTCCTAGTGGATTTGGTGCTGTTGCTGTAGATAAAACCACTAATTCTGTATTTGCATTCTGAAATCTATCAAATTGTGCTCCCGATAAATTTATAGATGGAATGCCAGGACCTCCAGTTCTTTTGTTTTGTGTGGTATATGTGGAATATGGCCTATCAAAATATGTTTCAAGTGTAATTAACGGGTCTTGGTCAAAAATAGATGTGGATGAGATGCCAACCAAAGGAGGATTAGCATCTCCATTCACATCAGACACCATTTGATAATTTATAGTTCCTGCCTCGCATAAAGCATTTCTATCATAAGTTTCAAAATAACCAACACTAACACTAGTAATATAATTGTTAAAAAATTTATTAAGTGTTCTTGTTTGATATAACAAGTTATTAACTGTGGTCGTTAACCCAGAATTCAATTCAACTTCTATAGGAGCAGAAAAATTTATAGATGTCATGGATTTATACCAATATTAGATGGATTAATAGTTTCATTAAACACGTCAATGGCACCAGTATCAACAACACTATCTATATCAACCGTCTGAGGTCCAGATGGTGTGATAACCTTATGCTCCGCAGCATCGTATTCTGAGATAATCTCTTCTTCAGTAATTATTGCAGGATAAACAGCAATAATGTCTTCAGGTTGCTTGCGTAATTCTTGGGTACGTCCTAATTGAGAACCAGCAAATTCAAGTTGTGGGGAAACAATAACTATTGCTTCAGATACGAAGTTAGATACAGAAACAGAAACTAATGTGTCTCCGGTATCAATAGTCTCAACAGGAATAATAATTTCAGATTCTTCAGTATCATTTTCCTCAACCTTACTTATAGATACATAGTTAATGCCGGGTGCAGTTGTTAGAGTTTGTACATCAGATTCAATCTCTTCAACGGAACTTATTGTTGGATAAGTTGCCGCTACATCTCTAGGTTGTAATGTAATCTGTTCGGATACAGTTACATTTTCACCAATAAAGATATATGATACATCCTCAGGAATTGGTACTTCTTCAATTATTGATATAAACTCACTTGTAGATGTCGAGGTTAGCAGAGGTACGCTAGCTGAAGATTCGCCTAGAATAATTAATTCGCCTTCTGTTGGTGACAGTTCAGTAGCAACTGAGTCGAATTCGAATCCAATTATTAATTCATCAACGGTAGTTTCTAGTAGAGTGACATCAAGAATTGTCACATCTTCAGGAGTTGGTGGAATTTCAGCAATAATTGTATTGTCCGTAAATCCGGATGGTACAGGAGAAACTGAGATTGTGTTTAGATTAATACTGATATCATAATTTACATCAGAAAGTGATACCAAATTACTATCTGGTTCAACGATACTATCAATTTGTGATGCGGTTACTAAGTCGTAAATTTGTGCATCATACTCATTAATTAATGTTACATCACTGGTAATTTCGGGTACATCAATAAATTCTACAGTAGTAGATCTTAGACGCTTGGTAACATCAGTTGAGGCAATTGGTTCAAGCGTATCTGTGGTTAGTGACTCAACAGTTCTACCTGCTCTTTCTAGAGGTGAAACTGTGTCAACAAATCCATCAATAGAAGTGACATCTAAATCTGTATCAAATCTGAGGATGATGTCTGTTGTACCGCTAATTGGTCCAGCATTATCATCTTCATTAAACGCCTCAATTTCTTGTTCCGGTGGACCATTACCATTAATGAAGTTCAGGTATACCCTAACAACTTCACCAATAGGGTGTACTGCTTCTATGGTTCCTTCAGCACCTCTTAGATCAATAAAGAATCTATCTGGTAACTTGCTTGAATATGTTAAAACTTCAGTTCCAACAATGAGAAGTCCACTATCAGGGAATCCATCTGTGGATGTAACAAATAAAGTTGTATCTCCAAGGTTGAATTGAATATTGACAAGAGCAGCAAGTTGATTGAGACTTTCTGGAGTAATTAATGTATCTCCAGCACCAACTCTAGATTCGCTTAGAATTAATACAGTACCGGATGTAGCAGTTGATGCACCAACAGGAGCGGAAGATTCCTGTGGTTTGATAAACAATCTTTCACCAACTTCCACTGAAGGAACCAAGGAAATTGTAGAATTAAAGTTTGCACCAGAAGTTCTTAGTATTTCCTGTGTTAATCCTGTAGGAATCTGTGCCGATACAACCTCCGCTTCAAGGAACTTATTAATGATAAATTCATCAATTGGGTCTGCAAATCCAACAGGAATAAATGCACCAGTTTCAGTAAGATTAGGTACAACAATTTGTGCTTGAGTTCCAATAATTAGAGGTGATGGGAACAGTGAAATATTGACATTTCTAGAAAGAGATGTTTGAATATTTCTTTGAGTTTTGATAATATCATAACCTCTAGTTACAATCGCAGTTGGAGGTGAAGTATACCCATAACCAGGATTTTCAATTTGTAATCCTACTACTACACCATCCCATGTCAAAACGCGAGCAAATCCACCGCCACCATTTCCATCGACAGGAATAAAGTCTATGTAAACTCCTTCTTGATATCCAGTTCCAATTTGAGGTATCGATTCACCAAGAAGGCGTAGTCTAATTAAATCGGGTTCACCATAATCCAAACCTGTAATAGAACCTGTCACTGGATCAATTACTGTTGTAATTGAAAGACCACTTCCACTAGGTCTTTCTAAAGAAGGTGATGTTATAATAGAACCATAAAAAGTATTTGGTGTAAAGGTATTATAATTATTAGTTTTTACAATATCAGGAACTGATGTTATAGTTCTGAAATTATTTTCCCCATTTACTCTAATCTTATCTCCTTCTAGTATCTTCGCTGTAGAAGTATGTGTTCCTCTCCATGCTTTATTTCCCGATTCTTTTGCAAATAACCATGGAGAAACAGTTCTTCTTAGTAATCTCTGCCCATCTTCTTCTTCAAAATTAAATACAATTTCTGCTGAAACTACAGTAGCGGTATCATCTACAACAATTTCAGTTCCTTCAGCAACTGTAATATTTCCAAAGACATAAAAATCTGGTCCTAGGAAAGTAATATCTTCATCAAATGTAATAGCTACAGTAAAATCTAAATCGGGTACGTTTTCTAAACGCTTTCTGAAAATAATTGGTTGTTCAGAGTTAATTTCAGGATTGTTGTTAATTGCAAGTTTTAATCTAATTCCTGGATATGGATCTTGAATTTCTTCGTAGTCATATACGGAACCAATTGAATTGTCGTCATTATAAATTTGAATTGGATGTGTACGAGATGGAGCATCCCAATTTTTTACAGTTTCATAGAAATTTTCTCCATCTGCGCTATAATATAAATCCAAGATAGCAAGAGCAGAATATGCACCATTACGCTCAAAATAGAAAGCAGTAAAGGTGTTATTATCAGAACCACCTTGATATGAAAGTATGTCTACATTAGGTATTGTAGTAATACCATCGGGTGATGTGTAACTGTTTAAACGTTTTTTAAATACTAATCTATTTCCGGAAATAGTATAATCAACACTAGGTCTTTGCTGTACTCCGTCCACAAAGACTGTATAGTATCTTGGGTCTGTCACTGCAGTGACAGCTCCAAAGTCATTAAAAATTGTTAGATCTTTGCGAATGGGTATCTTATTAGAATCTACTCTTCTTCTCTCATAAGAACCAATAGAATAGGCGTGGAAAGTTTCTATAGATAGTCCTTCACCCAATCTTAGTTGTGCATCTGACTGGTCCCATTTTGGCGCGACTGAAAATTCAATTAAATCAGTTAGGTTTGGATTTTCTGATCTTATAATTTTGTATGCAGGTGGTTTTTGTAAAATACCATTAATAAAAACTAATAAATCTTCACCTACGGTGGTTTTGAAGATATCTCCATTATCTTTATAAAGTTCAAATAAAGTATTCTCGCCGTCAATGTAATCTGGACGACTTGATTCCACTGTTCCTGCGCCAGTAGTCAATATAGTATCCAATGATTGATGTAATGTATAAACAGCAGAAATGACCTCTGCACATTCTGCTCCAAAAACAACTCCGTCAATTTCTGTAGAAAGTTGTAGTTCTACATCATCGATTAAATCATAATTCGAATATGTTTTTAATGTTGTATATTCCCCACTTCTCTGTTGATTACCAAAATCTCGTTGAATAAGATTTGGACCATTTTCTAAGATAAAGATATAAGAATCTTTATAAGATTCTATTGCTGACTGAACTTCTGCACACTGAACACCAAATGATTCATCTGGTGCTACAGCATATGGTGTTGTTTCAAAAGGTGCTCCAGGGTCTAAAATAGCCTGCTGCATTAAATCTACAGCATATGTAAATGCAGCAACCGTCTCTGTTAATTCGTCATTTATATAATTTAATTTATTTGCTAGATAATACTTCTCAGCATAATCAATAATTCTGTTATTTCCGCCATACTGTAGATGATAAACAACAGCATCAATTAAATATCCAGTATCTCTCCGGCACTTAATTTCACTTGGATTTACAAATCCAGGGAATGTTGAATTTACATACGAAATAGTTTCATCAATAATATAACTTCTATTGACCTTGATAAGATTAGCAGCATCAACAAAAGTTCCTGTGTTGATTTTACTTAATGAGAATCTTACTTGACGTAATCTAGCAATAGCAGCGGTAATAGAAACAGTAGTTCCATCATCAATAATTAATTCAGCATCAGTATTAATTTGTATTCCATTGTATTCAAATTCAATTTCCCCACTAGTTCCTGGTAATTCTTCTATTGTACTTGAAGGAATCTCAAAGATAAATGATGATGTATCACTAATGTCAGCAAATGCGTTATTACTCACTCTAATATTAGTTTCATCAATAATTTCGATAACTCTAGTGTCCAGTGGGAACTGACTACCAGAACTTAGGTACATACCCTCAACAATACCAAATGTCGAAGGAACTGTGATGAGGTCACTATTTGCAGTTACAATAACTTCAAAAATTGGATCTGCAGTTGCTGGGTCATCAATGAATACTACATCCCAATTTCTAATTGCCGCAGCACATAATTTTGCAGCATAAAGGTATGCATCTCTAGTTTCTTCTAATTCATTATTAATAAAGTCTAATTCTTGAGCTGCATTATAATAAGAGTTTCCTGCAGTTACTGTACTGAGGTTACCACCAAATCTTAAGTCATGCTCAAATGCATCAATAATAAGACCTATATCTCTCTTGCATTTACCAGTATCAAACTCAGTTGCTGGATACTTTGCCGTAATATAACCAAAAGTTTCCTCAACAATAAAGTTTCTATTGAATCTAATTTGATTTGCTGAATCTAACCATATTCCACTTCTTTGGAAAATATTTTTTGCCTTCTTAAATGAAGATTCTGAGATATCAGTATCGACAAATTCAAACAATCTACCAATAAAGTTTGCTGGTTCTAAAGATTGACCTTCTGATACTCTAGGACCTAATGGAGCAGTTGCAAATGTAATTTCACTTCCATCAACAGTAAATGCAACTTTTGGTTCTTGTACTATACCATTAATAGAAATAATTAATGCATTTTCATTATACGGTTCAATTAGTGCATTGGTTTCTGCATCACGCATAGTAAATGTTCTAGTACCGAAAGTTAGTCCGGTATCACCGTCAATATATCCATCAAACTCTGGTGACAGTGAAATATCGTAAATATTGGTAGAAGATAAATTTTCCTCATCTAAAGCTAATCTACCTACACCTTTAGTAATATTAATGTCACCAAAACTAGATACAACTTCAGTAAGTTGAATTACTCTAGATTCACTAAATCCATCTTCTACAGTAACGTTAATTTGTGCTAAGAATGGGATAATAGGTTGCTCTGCTGGTGGAGCAACTGCCTTAACTTCATTTTCAACTACAACTTCACCAAAGAGTTGAAAACCTGCTGGGTGTACAACATCTTTAATTAGGTCTCTCCAAATATCAATAGGAGTATATGATCTGATTACATAAGAATAATCTTGATAATAATACGAATCAGTAATTTTACTATCAGTAGCACTAATAATACCTTTTTCTGAATTAAAGAATCCTTTCTTGTCAAAGAAAGACTTAAATTCAGTTTCATAGTCTGTTGATAAAATTGCTATAATAGAAGCACCTTCTAATTCAATAGTTTTGTCTAATTCCCCAACAATATTTTTGAATTTGACAATATTTGAATTTTTCTTCACCGTAGTTACAACAGTGCCCTCAAAGAATGGAATTCCTCCAGGACCAAACTGCCTCACTTTCTTCCCTGCGGGGAATCTACCTTCAGAGACATTGGATAACAAGACTACCAAAGTTGAAGTAAATTTTGGTAATGTTGTTGTATCTTTACTATAATTTGATCCAGGATTATTAATTATAACTGATTTTGGTAATCCAATATTTTCTGAAGTTGCATAAATTTTGTGTGCAGTTTCAATCGCTCTTAGAGTTGGGACTTTTGAATATCCAGTGCCGGGTTCCAATATATTTAAAGATATAATTTTTCCATCTACCACGGAAGGTCTATAAATGCCTGGTGTTCCCTCGTCACTCTCAGTTATAATGGCAGGATTGGTGTAATTTGTCCCCGCATCTGTTATAGACACAGATGTAACATTACCAAATTTATCTAAAGTCACATTAAATTTTGCTTCTTGAAATTCAGGAACACGAATACCTAAGATAGTTGGAATTTCTGTATATTCAGAACCAGAATTTTCTACTTTAATAGATTTAATTTCACCAATAGAAGTTTCAGAACTTGTTATGTAAGAAATGTCTCCACTACCATTCTCTTGTGGTTGATTAGCAATAGAATATGTAAATTTATCATCTGTAGTAAAATCAATTACCTTTGTTCCAACAAGAGGATCTAATTCTACAGAAACTCTAGAGTTATCTGTATCTACACCACTTGCCACAATAAAATAGTAGTAATTTGTAAATCTTAGTGCTTGTGTATCAGTAAATGTATTGTCTGGCGTATTTAATCCAAATCCAAATTTTAAAGATACGAAAGAATTTGGCAACTCAGAACCAGGCTCATCATCACCAACAAGTTTTTCTAAAGTAATTAAATTGTAATTTAAACTTGGCGAAAAATCTAAGTATGTATCCACCATACTAGGATGAGAAGTATCAAAAATATACTTGTAATATAACTGAATATTAATATTTGGATTGATTACAAAATTGTTCTCGTCATCTTCAGAAAATTCTAATTTAAATGTCTTTTCACCAACAGATTGGATAGAAACATTTTTTTCTGGATTACTAGAATCTGAGAAGAAAGATGATATTGATATATTTGGTGTTTGTGTAATATCAACACCATATTCATATTGTAAAATTAATAAATTTGTTTCTGGATTATAACTATAAACTGTGGGGTCTGTAGAACTAGTTCCAATTTGGTCTAGGTATTGTCCAGGAGTAAATCTGTAAATTGGATTAGAAAAGTTAACAATAGCAGTGTTAAAATGTTTTGCCGCTACAGTTCCCTGTTGTCCTCTTTCTATACCAACAAGACGTTCTGCGCTATCTATAGAAACAACTTTGACAATTTCATCATCAATCGTTAGAAAATCATCTACAGAAAGATATTCTACTGATGTCAATTTAAAAATATCTTCATCTGGTCCCAATCCAGCGTGATCAACTCTAAAGATTGCAGGTCTGTTTTGTGTAACACCAACTAAATTGTCTAGAGTTAAAACTTCGTCTTCTTTAAAATTGGAACCTTTATCTGTAACAATTATTTCCGAAACTGAATTATATGTACCATAATTTGTAATTACAACGTTTACGGATGCATTTCCTAAATTTGCTGAATATGTTCCTGGGGCACTATAAAGTCCTCCAGCTAGAATTGATAGTCTACCAATACCAGTATCTTCAAGACTTGCTACTAATCTTCTATCTCTAAGTTGTACCTCTTGAAATAATTTTTTGCGTACATAATATGTTTTTTCGGTAACAGAATCTTCTGGATTGATACTAACGTCAATAATATCTCCAATAGACAGATTGTGATTTTCAGATGTTTTTAGAATAGCAAAATTGTAATCAAAAATACTAATAGTAATATTTTCACTCAATGAACGTGTTGAAAATATACCAACACCAACATCATCAGCAAGAGTACTACTTTGTAAAGATAAATCGTTATTGTCAATACCTAAATCAAAATCTCCAAACTGTACTAATACTCTTAATGTATTTTGACGAGATGTGCTTTCTAAAATTACACCGGATGCTTTAACTGAATCCGGATTCAACTCACCATCAGTTAATTCTATAGTTGAATTGGCGGTAAATGTAGCAGAATCATTAAGTAATAAAGATATAATTTTTACTGGGGTATTGGTATTTGGATCTATAAGGTCAAATTTATCATTAGTAAAGTTTCCAGTAATATCCTCTAAAATAATTGTAGAGTCAAATAATACATCCCCTACAATATTACCTTCAAATCCGGTATTTTGCTGTCTAAAAATATAATCTTTAAAAAGGTAACATTCAGTTAATGAACGTAATTTACATACACTTTCTTTTGCTCTAAGGTAATCTACATTAGAGTTGGACACAGTACCAACTGAAGCAAGCAATCCAGAACCACCAGACTTGGGATTTTCTATGAATACTTTATTTCCTGGATTGTGTTCCCTTACAGTAGAATCTACAAAGAATCCATTAACAAAACCTGAATTTACAGAAGAAACTACAGCGGAGAAATTTTGACCGTTTTTAATTACGTCCGTAAAATCTAGTATCTTTGCTGTTCTAGGAACTTGATCTTGTGTAATAGGACTATTATAGTTTGAATCTACAGGGATAGAATAATAATTCTTACCAAGAATGTAAGGATAAACTGGATTACCTGAAGCATCGATGCTCAAGAAATATGCATACACACCTTGAGGATATTCAGGAGTTACGCAATATCTACCATTATTGATATCCAAATATGTTTTTCCTGTGTTAATATTTGGAGACCATGTAAAATCTTCATCAAATGTACCCAATGGGTAAACTGATACTGGTGGACCATCTGGTCTAGAAGTATTTTCTGTATATCCACTTCTAAGTCTAGTAATTGCAGAAGTTGCATCTAGTGGGTCGGTATATCCATATGGACCGTAAATTGGATTGCCATCATATGCATATCCAATAATTTTTGAGTGACCTGTAACAGTTTCTTGGTATAAAGAATTGATGTTATCGCCTAATGCAAAACGTAACTTTTTAGGATTTGCTAAAATTGCATAAGTCTTTCCTAGAGTCTTATCAACAAAGAATTTTTTGTTTATTACAGTTCCATGATTATCATCGAGGTTTGTTGACTCAGTATATCTATTTTTGTACCATTTTTTTATTTCAAAAGTTACTGAAGCTCCAGCACCGGCAGGAATAACATCAACAACTACATTTGCTGCAGTATAATTTCTACCTTCATTTATTTTATCAACACCAATAATTTTTCCAGTAGAAGATATTCTTGCTCTATACTCAGCAAATCTGCCCCTTCCTTCTTTATCCGTAATTAAAATTCTTGGTGGTGATGTGTAATATTCACCAGGATTGGTAACAATAATATCTGTAATTCTTCCTGCTGTAACTAGTGCTTGCAACTCACCCTTTCTACCTGAGATAATCTCAACATGTGGTGTTTTTCTATAAATTTGCTCAGTAATTACTTCAACATCAGAAACTACATCTCCCGATAAAATAGCTTTTGCTTTAGTTGGAGAATTATTTACTAGTACAACTGGCGGTACTTTATATCCACTACCTTTTGATAAAATATTTACTTTTTCAACTTGTCCATAATTTACAAAATTCTCACTTATCTTGCTGTATGCAATTGTACCATCTAAGAATATGGCAATATCATTTCTTCCAATTTCATATACATCTGTATTTGAAACTGGATTTTTTCTAATTAATTTTAAATATTTGTTGTCTTCTAATCCAGAAGGATCTGTAGGACCAAGAATATCAAAAGATGGATATCCAGAAGAGCAAACATAGAAGTATGTTTCATCTTCAAATATTGCAGAAACATTAGTATTAATGTTTGCTAAATTTGCCTGCACAGCTGCAGATGCTGTTACGGCTGAAGGTTTCTGTCTATTAACATTCGGTATCCATCTGTATTCACCATTCGATACATCAAATACTGTAGTTTCTCTACTAGAAATTGAAGAGTTAAATTCTAAAATAGGATCGCCAACAGAAGAATATGGAACTTTTGATTTTGGTGAAATGTTATATACTGAACCAGTTACTTGTAACTTAACACCATTAATCTCTAATGGTTTAGAAATGTATAATTTTGTTCCTGCAGGATATGAACCAGTACCACTTCTTCTGGCAACAGTAAACTGATTAATATTTCTGTTAATAATTAAAAATTCTTCATTGTTAATATAAAAATACTTATCAGTAGTTTTCCATCCTTTAGTACTAACAACTTCTACCACAAAATTAGTAGTATCATTTGTAGTAATAGGATTTACTAATTCTGTATAAGAAAATATATCAAACTCTGAATTTAATAATTGTTTGTCTACAGTTAATTTGTAGAGAGACTTAGAAGAATCTACAATTTCAACAACATCAATAAATGCTGATGCATAAGATGGTTCTGTTTGAACTAACTGCTGTGAAATTAAATTATCTGGATTTCCTGAAATAATTTTTACATAAATTTCATAGTTATTTGTCCAATCAGACGTAGACAACTTCATTGTCTGTTCTGATGGTTTCTTAATCTCAGCAGTGTTTGCTGGATTAGAGTCTACAAGAGAATTGAAGATAAACTTAATAGATTTTTCAGAACCTTTTGCTTTGTAAAAACTTGTTATGTTTTTAATTAAAGTTCTCTTATCAACATCGTCAGAAAGTAAATTTTTGGGGATGCTTCCTAGATACTGAGATTCAAAACTTTTTACAATAGCAAATAGAAAAAGATTACTGATGTTTTGTACAGTATCACCAGCAGAATGATTTTCTGGATTTGATGCTTCGTATTTTGACTTTTTATATAAGTCACCAAGTTTTGTGGTGCCACTAACTCCTCTATAAACTCCGGTTAGTGTGTTTCCTTCTTTCTTAGTATAAAAACAAATTTCGGATCCAACTTTAAAATATCCATATTCATCAGGAAATCCCGTCGCATCTTCTAATTCAAATTCCGTATCTGTTAAATTTACTGATTGGGTTAATTTTGACCCACGCTCAAGTAAATTTTTCTGATAGTAGTTAATATCATAATAAGAAGTTATGTTTGATAATATATCTAACGGTTGTCCATGTACCTCAAGTCCCTCGTAGTACTTTTCTAAAAAAGACGCAAAAGTACTATACTGAGTAGAAATGAACTCTGGTAACTGTCTTTTTACTAGATTGGATAACCTTATCGCCATTTATTCTTACTCTGCTATTGCAACAAAATTACTTTTTGCAATATCTAATTCTAGGTATTGCTCACGAAATGCAAAAATATCTTTTTTGTATGGTACAGTTCTAATTTCAATTTTGTTATCAATAAAAGAACCTTTAATGATTGTCAAATTATATAATTTAATTTCGCCTTCAAGGTAATTTACCTCTCCTGCATTATTATCCAATATAATTTCAGTACCATCAACGCCTATTCTATATAGTACCATTCTTCCATCGATATCCTTGACATAGACTGTAAAGTTTGGATATTCAGAAACCACAAATCCAGTAGATTGAACTGTGGCACCATCACAATTTTTATCAAATTCATTTTGATAACAAATTTCATAATATGAAGTTGTGTTTAGCAATGGAACAAAATCTTTTCTTAGGATAATCTCAGTCTCATTAGATTGGATTGCTTCATCAGTTCCATCAATAACACCATTAATTTTGCTGTATCTAAACTTACCACCAAACTTTTCTGTGTCTGATAGTTTTACATATTCAACTATAGATTCAATAACAGCAGTTGCAATGTCTTGAGATGCTAGTGTTGTTAACACAGAAGAATAATAAATGTTAGATTTTAACTCAACATATAAAATTGATGGGTCTAATATTACAGGTCTAACAGATCCAACCATATATTCCTTTAATTGTCTCTCCAGTTCTTGCTTAACTGAATTTCCAATAATTGCACCTACTTTTGGTTTGATAACAAGTTTAACAACTCCATATTCAGGGGGAACTTCATCCTCCCCACCATATGAAATGATATCAGATACATTAGGATAAATTTTACTAATAATTGGTTTGAAGTC